GTCCGTCCTTTCGGACAACTCTATCGCTCAGAGCCCTCCGTCCGTTCGTTGCGTCTCGGAAATCCTGCGCTCGCTCTTTGGTCCGACGCGGTGGAACGCGCGGGCGTCCGCAGCGCTTGGCATGTGCGCTCGCCACGTTCGCTATCTGGCGCGGGGGGAGCGCCCGCTTACCCGTCGCCATGTCGCTCGCTTGCTGGCCGTGGCAGAGCATAGACACAAGGCGCTAGCGACGGAGCGGCGGCTCGCTCATGAGAAGGTGGACAAACTATACGATGCTGCCAACAAGGCGCTGTTACAGGCGCGTATCGATTTGAATAGATTAGCAGAAATGCGGGCGAAAACAAAGAGAAAGGGCGCCCCTAGAGGACGCCCGTTCCCGAGAAAGCAAGCGGGTTTAGAACACTCGGATTGAGCGGCTTAGTCGCACCGTCGATCCGTAGGCCGTTTCCAATGTCGGTCTCGACGTAAGGCACAGGCACCATCGGCAACACGGGCCGCACGCCATAGCGATAAGCGCCGTACTCGTTATCTAGCCTGTCGGCGCGGCGAGTCGCGCGACGCCGCGTCTCATAGGTGCCTACAACATCACCCGTCTTGCGGTCGTACACCTGATAACGCATTCGATTCCCCTTCCTTTGGTTAGAGGCTCTTCACCATCTGCCCGGTTGACCGACGCCGCAGCATTGCAATCTCTAGGTCAGCGTCCGCTCGCAACACACCAGCCACCATGCGTATCTGTGCCGCATGCTCGCTCGGCACCAATACCGTCACACTCACCATGCCAGCCGCTTGCTGCCGAGCTAGCCATTTCGCTTGTCTCTCCGCTGCCGTTGCCATGTCGCTCTTCCCTCCCCGTCATATCTAACGGCCTATTAGAACCACAGTCGGCGGGGAAACGTCAATCTCTTTGTCGTCCGGAAAAGAAAAAGGGCGCCCCGCTAGGAGCGCCCCTTGCTCGAAAGCTGGCTTACTTGGCGCTCACGGGGCGCTGGAGAAGGTCCGGGAGCCCATCGGCGAAGGCAAGGGCGCCAGAGAAGATGTCCGCCTTGCGCGTGGCGTTCGCTCCGAACCACGTTGACGTTAGCCGCGTGTCGGGAGAGCGGCCGGCATGATGGTCGAAATGCTCGGTCGCGGCGTTCACCAGACCCCAGGCCGTTCCGTTGGCGCTCGCGAGCGTTGAGCCCTTTGCCTCACCAGAGAAGAGCCGCAGGATCTCGCCCATCGGCCGGGCGTTCGGCTGGTCGTCCGCTGACTTCTCAGGATCGCCCATCGCCGCAATGAGGATCTTCGCCGCTTCCCGCTTCGTGAGCTTGCGGGAGGAAAGCCGCTCACACTGCCCGGCAAACGTCTCCCATTGCCGATCAAGGAGTCCCATCTCCACTTGCACCTTGGTCGCCTTGAACTCGGTCGAGTGCCGCACCTTGATTGCGCTCTTGGCCCCCATCATCGCCGCATCCAACGTGTTGTTACAAACCACCCGAACGCTCGTAACCATACCCGTGGTTGCGAGGGAACCATCCGCCGACGTTGCCAGGAGAACGTACCCGTTCACCTTGTCGCCACCAGCGAGCGCGAAGTTGTGCGGGAGACGAGCGAGCGCCCAATAGACGGAACCGCCCTTCAGCGTTCCCGCAGTCTCCAATTTCAGAGACAGATTGTCGCACAAATTGCGGAAAAACTCCAACACTTCCGCGGGTTGCACGATCTGATAGCGATTCGACACAACCGCGAAAGGCGCCTTGGTATCGTTGCGGAAAAGGACGTGACGGTCGTCCCATACCTCGGGATTCTCGTTAGCTCCGAAACGGACGCGCGAGCGGCAAATCTTGTAGCTCATCCCCGCTTCGACCAGCCACGTTTCGATCGGCGCGTCAGCCGTCAGAACCTGCCCGAGACCATGCCATGGCGTTGCGCCGATATACGCCATTGACGCCCGACCGTCCATAATCGTGAGATTGTGTGCCATTGTGCTGTTCCCCTTGCGAGCGGAATTGCTCGCTACAGCACAAGGTAATAGAGGCGCTAGCGCCCGTCAATAGCTTTAACGCCGTTCTAGTAAAATAAATTTACGCTCCCGCTCCTCTAGCTCCCTCTTCACCAAATCCGTTAGCCACGTCGATGGCGCCTTGCAGTCGATCGCCGCTAGCTCCCTTACCTTCGATTGCAATTCGGAGCCTAGGCGCAGGTAGAACCCCTTGCGCCCGCTCCATCCGCTCTTTCCTGATAGGCTCATACGCCGCTTATAGCGCGGGCGCTAGCGCATACACAACATTATTACACGTAAAACCGTTTGACACTCTCTATGCGCTCGCTTACGCTCTTACGTGACAGATAGGGGAGTCCACCATGTATGAAATCGTAACGTCGCGTGAGACTTATTCGTTAGGCGCTGATGGCAAAATCGGACGCCCCGAAATAAAGATGCTGCCAAGTGGCAAGTGGCTGATGCTCGGACTATACGAGTATCGCGGATTCGGCGGCTCCTTTATTCCGTTAGCCGACGTTCTCAATCGCCTTGATACTTTGCCATGGAAGTACAAGAACGGCAAGGAGCGATTCCATATTCGCGACCTTGACCATGGCACCGTTCGCCAATGGGGCGAAAGCGTCACTTGCATTCGTCGCGTGACGCCATGACCGACTCCGCTCGTTCGCTTGCTCGGCAATAGGAGCCCATCATGTTCAATCTCCGCATTGCGACCAATACATCGTCTGCTTTCAAACAGGGACAAGGAAAGCCAGAAATCGCCCGAATCTTGCGGGAACTAGCCGATAGAATCGAGGCTATTGACGGCGCGATAGGTCAAGGCAACGTCCGCGACGGAAATGGTTATCTCGTCGGCTCCTTTGATTGCGAGGAATAATACCATGAATCGCAAGACATTGAACGAGGCGCGGTAGCCATGACCGACTCCGCTCGTTCGCTTGCTCGGCAATAGGAGACTACCATGCTTAGACTCAATCGCGATGTCTGCGCCGGCTTTGGTCCTGGTGCGCCTGGATATGCGGCGACCTACCCAAAAGGGACGGAAGTTATCAAGGTAGTGGGCGGTTGCGGCGGATACGCCATCCGCAGCGAGAAATTGGTCCGAGAACTCACGCACAACGCCCATGACGCACGTTGCCGTTGGGTCTTCGTACCTGCCGATGCAGTGGAGATCGTACCATGAATCGCAACACATTGGAATGCATCGAAGGGGCGAGCGTCGATTCGTACTATTCACGCGGCGTTGCCGTCTACAAGTGAGGACCTACCAACATAACATGAGGGGAATCAACATGGCACGCAAAACGACACGGAAGACCGCCACACGTAAGCGCAAAGCGCCAGCCAAGAAGCGCAAGACAGACTCGCTCATCGGCTGGCATTTCGCCGAGGAATCCCGCCGTCTTCGTTATGGTGATGGACGGGAGATCGTCGTCGGCAAAACGCATCGCGTGAAGTGCGTGCCTGTCTTATGCGAGATCGGACTCCATGCGAGCGAACGAGCGTTTGATGCTCTCAAATACGCGCCAGAACCAATCCTCTACCGCGTCCAGCTTGGCGGAAAGATCGTGCGCGGCAACGACAAAGCCGTTGCAACGTCGCGCAAGTATCTCGCCGAGATCGACGCAACGCCCATTCTACGCCAGTTCGCACGTAAATGCGCGCTCAAAGTCATTCACCTTTGGGATGCGCCGCGTGTCGTTCGCGACTACCTCGAAACCGGCGATGAGTCGTTGAGGGCCGCCGCGAGGGACGCCGCGGAAAAAGAACAGGCGGAAATCCTTGAGGCGCTATGTCTCGCCGCTATCGCCAAGGTGTCCCCATGACCGGACAACCGCCACGCATGGCAACGCTCCTGCGCCCCGTAGAAATCACGTACACCACCATGCTCTACGGACGACGGCACGTTGTCACGCTCTACACCTACGCCGAGGTAGTGGCGTGGCTGCTCCTCATGACGGGACCGGGGAAGCCGTCGCTACTCATCATAAACGTACGTCAGCCCTAACGAAACGGTCCCGACGTGTCGCGCGGTTGACCGCCGATCGTGCACGCTCACTTAGCACACAACCGCAACTTTTCTTGTTGCCGGACATTAGCGAGCGGCAAGACGCCAGAACGGCGCGCGCCCGCAATCACAGCGGCAACGCCACACGCGCGAGCGGCTGACGCCCATTTGGAATTTCGTCAACCGCTTCGCAACAAGACGCCCAAAGCGCTTTCCCTTGAGGTTAAGCGCATACGACACGGCGCGATAGCTCCTCCCGTATCGCCTGAACCGAGGCGTGCAGCTTGCAAACGATCGCTGCCGTTTGTCCCATGGACGACGTTAGCTCGTCAATGAGCGTGTAGCGAGTCGTCAACATGCGGTTGAGTTGATCGTCCGACGTTTCATGAAGAGCGAGCGGGACGACCGAACGGGTCGAGAGACCATCATACGGCATGGGACGCCCTCCATGCGCGGGCGCGAGAGAGAGCGGCGCCCATCGTCCAATTCTGTCGCTCACCCCACGCCCCGCAAATACCAGTACCGTAAGAGACAACTCTGTGCTCAATGTCATCGGCCGTACGGAAGTACGTTCCACCCGCCGCCGTGACATCAAACCCGCGCGCTCTCCCATACATACAAAGCAAACAGCCGTGGATATCGTTGTAGTCGTACGTCTCATTCGGATCGCGCGTTTCCAACCACGCGATGAGATCGTCCAACGTCGGTTCCGTCTCGGTGTATGTCGTGCTGTCCAGTGGCATGATGAAACTCCCTCGTTACTCGGTTTCGTCCGTGAGTGGAATCGCTGCGGGAACGCCCGTTGCGGCGTACGCTCGGCGCTTGCCCGGCATCCATGCGTCGGCGTCGCCGTCGCTCGATATGCGCCATACATCAGGCGCGTGATAGTTCGCCATCAAGAGAATGGCACACACCACGACATCGTATGGCTTGTGTGCCGTCTTGCAGAAAGCGAACGTGCTGCCGTCAGGAACCGGAATGCGCGGCGCCTGCTTGAAGCGTTCCAACAGGAACGTCTCATGCCCGTTCTCGCCGACGCCATTGAAGCGGATCTCGTCAACGCTCAGGGGCGGCGCTTCGTCAGGATCATCATACTCGCGGGCAAGTTTCACGTCGCCGCTTTCCGAAATGATCGCCCGCGCCGCGTCTAGGATGGCGATCCACTCGGCGGGCGTGGCGTCGCGCTTCTGATACCAATAATGTGTGTACCCCATGATGAAACTCCCTCGTTAAGACACACGTAGCGTCTCACAAACGAACGCCCATGTCAAACATCTTGACGGACATTTCGTTTCGTATTATGGTGAGGCGTCTTTAACCGAGGGAGTCCAACATGACACACCGCGCATCCTGCCGTCTGCCAAAGAGGCCGTCCGCTCTCATACGCTTGGCTATCGCCGACTTGAAGAAAGCGGAACGAACGGAGGGGTACAGAGTCGATATGAATACGTGGCATGATGGCGCCACGCTCGGCGAGACGCTTTACGACCCAGCTACCTGCATCACTACGGAAACCGAGGCCGCGTCCCCGTGTGTCGTGTGCTTCGCCGGCTCCGTCATGGCGTTTTCGCTCAATGCCCCACAGACACGAAACACACGACCCGAAGATTACCCCGAAGACGTTGCAATCGCCCTATCTGCACTCGATAAATTCGGCATGGGGTGGGTTTTCATTGCTCTTGTGAGGATGGGCATTAGCAACCGGCGGATCGACAAGGCCGTAAAGGCTGTCGGCGGCGGCGGATATCTCGAAGTCGTCGATTACGAAGACGACCCCGCCGCCTTCAAGCGTAAGATGCTGTGGATCGCCACCAAAGCTCGCCAAGATCGGCCTTTAGAAACGATGGGCGGGAGCGCGCTTGAGGGAGGGGAAAAGCGCAACTCCCGCCCGTCCCTCACGTCACGTCGGGGAGGCGTGACGGGGACTTGAGATTTAAGATAGTCAAAAAAAGTGACGGATGCAACGAAAAAGTTCTTGTCAAACGGATTTACGTCCGTCATACATATTGACGGAACGCTATCACGGGGAGCCGCACACATGGAACTCACACGCGAAGTCGCCGCCAAGGTTCTCAGCGTCGTGGACGCCGGCCTATCCAAAGGACTCGGCACTCCGACGCCAGGCCATATGTGCGTGGAGGCAGCGATCTGCCACGCGCTCGGCCTACCACATAGCGACAGGCCGCCATGCGTCGCTCCAGTTCTGCGAAACCTCAAGATCGCGCTCAACGATAAAAATTGGTCCTCGAAAGAAGCGCGCGCCAAAGGAATGCGCCGCCTCGCCGTCGCCCAACTCGGCAGTGCGGGCGTCTTGGACGAAAAGGCGTTCCTCGCCAATGTCGTGGATATGACGATCCGAAAGATCGTCCCGCGCGCCATGCGGGCGGCGATTCCTCGACAAACCGACCAAAAGCACAAGGACGCGCTTGAAGCGGCAGCCATCGGCTGCGAGCAGCAAGGTACACGCGAGTCTGCTTTGCAGGCAAAAGCCGCCGCCGCCGCCGCCGCCTACGCCGCCGCCGACGCCGCCGCCGCCGCCGACGCCGCCGCCGCCGCCGCCGCCTACGCCGCCGCCGCCGCCGCCGCCGACGCCGCCGCCGCCGCCTACGCCGCCGCCGCCGCCGACGCCGCCGCCGCCGCCGCCGCCGACGCCGCCGCCTCGCGGAACCGCGAACTAGCGTTCTTCGCCGAAGAGGTCGTTCAGATCCTCATCGCCATGAAGGCGCCGGGAACGGAATGGCTCGACCTGACGGAGAGCGTGTAATGCCACACGTCACACGTCCATTCGACCAAGGCGCCCTACGGGCCGCCGCTCTCGCAACAGGCATGACCGTTAAGGAGTTCGGGACGTTCTCGGGCGTCGGAGTTACCATGATCCACAAGCTGGAACGTCTCGGGCGTATCACGGACGATATGCTCGGGCGTATCAATGCCGCCCTCAAGTCAAAGGGCGTCGCGCCGATCGTTCCGACCGACGCTCCCGTGGCTGAGCACATTGAAGAGGCCGCCCCGCCCTCCCGTCAACGAGGGCGTAACGTCGAAATGGTGCCTTCGGGGTTCATCGCCCATGCGATCGAAACGTTGGGCGTAACGAACCAAGAGTTGGCGCGTCTCGCCGGCCTCTCGGCCGCATCAATCGACAACTACAAACGCAATGGCTTCTGTCCGCTCTCGTTCCGTGCGACCGTCAATGGACTTTTGGCGGAGCACGCGGCGGGCGGAACCAAACAACTCGGAAGCGTCCCCGAGAAAGCTGCCAAGAGACGCTATGTCAACGGGCGCTTTACCCTATTGGTCGAAGAGACCGACATGAGCGCTGCCGTCTCGCTCCTGGCGACGCACGGCATCCGTGTAACCGTAACCAAGGAGTGACAATGGCTACCAAAACTGTGACGGGTTATCGTTGGTTGGCACGCGATCCTATCCTTGACGTGTTCAAGGCCGCGAAAGCGGCGTCGGGCAAAACCAACGAAGAGATTGCCCGAGATTCGGGCGTGACGCAAGCGACGCTGCACAAGTGGGACTACGGCGACACCAAGAAGCCGCAACATCTCACACTCGCCGCCGCCATGCTCGCGTGCGGATACGAAGAGACGTTCCGCAATCATCGGACGGGCGATACGCTCTCGGCGTCCTACGCCAAGCCCAATCGTCCGCCCAAGAAACCCAAGAAGGCGATCGTCAAGACGCCCATTCCTGCAACCCCAACCTAACGAAGGACACAACACACCATGGCCGCACCGAAAGCCGCACCAATGACAAGCGGCGATGCCATCTCTCGCCTTGTCGCCGCCCTCACGGGCGAAACGCCGTTCGCCACAACGGAAGCCGGCGTCTCTTGGGAAGGATCGAAGATCGTCCTTCCCGCTCTCCCCCGCCATATGTCCTATGACGAGGGAATCGCGTGGCTCCACCGCATGTCCGAGCAGGACAACAAGGAGATCCGAATCTACGCCACGATCGACTGCTTTCCTTTGGACGGAGCGGTCGCTTTCTCCAAGGCGCTCCGCCGCATCTTCGGATGGTCGTCGCCCGTTCCGACGCCGGGGTTCTTCGGCTCATCTCCCCCGACAGCCGTCACCGTCAAGACGGGACACAATACCTCGGAACAAGTCTTTTGGGGCAACTTCGAGGTTCCTGGTATCGACGGCAAGCTCGGCACCGACGCCAATTGGGGGCAGATGAAGTTCATCGTCGGCGGCGTCGTCAAGCAGCGCAACGCCAAGGATGTCCAGGCCATCATCGATCTCACCAAGAAGATCGTCGCCGAGGAGTCCATCTACCGGGGGAAAGCATTTCGTCTCATCATGGACTCCGATGGTAACTTCGACAAGTCCAAAGAGCCGGAGTTCTTCGACACCGAATCTATCAACCCCATGGAGATGGTGTTCTCCGACGACCTCATGGAGCAGATCGAAACCAACCTCTTCGCTCCAATCGAGAACACCGCAGCCTGCCGGCTCCACAAGATCCCCCTGAAGCGCTCGGTCCTCTTGGAAGGTCCGTTCGGCACCGGCAAGACCCTCTGCGCCGCCGTCACGTCCAAGACCTGCGTCGCCAACGGGTGGACGTTCATCTCCGTGGAGAGAGTCACGGCTCTTCGTGACGCCCTCCTCCTCGCCCGCCTCTACCAACCCTGTGTGGTCTTCGTCGAGGATATCGACCGCGAGATGGAAGGCGAGCGCACCGCGGAAATGGACGACATCCTCAACACCGTGGATGGGGTGATCTCCAAGGGGACGGAGATCATGATGGTCCTCACCTCAAACAAAGCCGAAGCCATCAACCGCGCCATGCTCCGACCCGGCCGGCTCGACGCCGTATTGCGAATCGACGCTCCCGACGCGGAAGCGGCCGAGAAGCTCATGCGGATCTACGGTCGGGGATTGATTCCTCACCAGGAGTCCCTGGAACAGTCCAAGGAAGCCCTCGCCGGCCAGATCCCCGCGGTCATCCGTGAATGCGTCGAGCGGGCCAAGCTGTGGGCGATCGGACGGGGCGTTACCTCCATGGCCCTGACGGACGGCGATATCGTCAGGGCAGCGAGGGGAATGAAACGGCACCTGGAACTCCTCCAGGGACCGGCTCCCGCCGAGTCGACTCTGGAGCATCAGGTCGGGGCGGCGCTCGGAAGGCTTCTCAACCACACGCTCGCCAACGGCCATGACGACGGGTTCTCCAAGGACTTCGCCCGTCTCAGCGAGCAAATCGGAGATATGCACCGCAGCATGTCTAATCGCAACGGGACGGGCGTCTAACGGGCGTCCGTCTCTCTCTTACGGAGAACGTCATGGAGTGCAAGTTCCAAGTGGGCGATATGGTCGTGTGCGTTAACGCGGCGTTCTATCATTCATTCCACATCGCCCCATTGACAGAAAACCGCATCTACACCGTCCGTGGACTTTACCCCAACCCACTACATGGTGATATTGGCTTGTGGCTGGAGGAGCTCGTCAACCCGCCCAATGACTACGGGCCACCCTGCGGCCACGTCGAACCGTCCTACCATCACACCGCATTTCGGGCCGTCCGCAAGACGAACATCGAGGCGCTACGGGCGCTCGTCCTTACGCCCAAGGTCACGACATGAACAATACGCTCATCTACGTCGCTATAGGCATCGTCTCCATTTGTGCGTTCGTTTACGCTGAGTGGACGGGGATTGAGTGTAGAGAGCGTGGAGGAGCGGTTATCTTCTTGGATTGTGTGATGGTCTTTGGAGATGACCGATAATTGTCTACCGTGACTACTTGAACGAGCTTATCATGCTTGGAGGACTCTGTCATGACCACACAGGAGAAGGGGCCGTTCGTGCGCGATGCCCTGCGCGACACGCTTATCGACATCGCCCGTGCGGGAATCCCGAAACCGAAGATCGTCACTGACTTCTGGATGAAGCCGATTCCGCTGCGCCAATTCGATTGGACCGCAACGGAAGACGGCTGGGAGCCGGGGATGCCATACGGCCATGGCGCAACAGAGGCGGAAGCTATCGCCGATCTGGAGAGGGAAATTGAGGAGGCAAAGCCGTGAGCCAACCCCTCCGTACCGCCCTGCGCGACATAGCCGAGGGGAATTGTCCCGGTTCCCTAATCGACGCGACCGCAAGCGCGCCGACACAGGCCGAAGCGCAGCGACAATTCCACATGGCGCTGACATCGTGGATGCAGAGAGTGGCCCGCGCCGCGCTCGCCACCCCCGACGAGGCGCCCGCTCAATGGCGCTGCAACATATGCGGCGGCCTAGTTGACCTTACGAACGCCGAGAAACCGACTGCCTTCGTCGGGCCGGGCAATAGAGGTGAGAAATGAGCGAAAGAACATGCGCTGTCTGCGGGAAGCTCGTTCGTCAAGGTGATGAGACGGAGCATCTCCGTACCAATCATCTCGGCCCACACTACTTCTGGTTCGATGCGCGGAAGTATCGCACGGAAGAACCGTCAATGACGGCGGGTGAAATTCGCAAAATGGTTGATTGCGGATGGGCTGGCGATGTGGTGGAGGACCGCGAGGGGAAGTGGATTTACTACAGCAATGATACGGCTATCGACCTGACGCACGAGCCGCATCTATTCAAATTGCTGCCGGCAACCATGTGGAGCCACCATGCCTGACCGCCGCCCCGGAAACTCAAAGCTCGTCTATGACAAGAAGACTCGTTCGATCGTAACTGAAAAGACGGCCACCCCCGACGAGTCGGAGGCCCTGCGCCACCGCTCCAGCCAGGACAAGGGGACATGACCATGACGGACGCGACGAAACCGACGTACGACGAACTCGCCGACGCCTACCGCGATCTCCTAGCTACCGCGTTAGCCATCAACGACAAACTCCACATCATCGGCGATCACGTCGAGTGCAACGTCTCAACGGACGAAGCGGACGAACTCAACGATGTCGTCAACGAACATCTAATCGACTGGGAAGACTTCCTGTTCGGAGAGGAGATCGACGAATGACGTACTTTCTTCGCATGATGGCGCTCTACCTCGGCGCTGCGCTCGTCGGTTCGTTCGTGGCGCTCGCCGCCGTGGGCGTCGTCGATCTCGTCAAATGGGCGTTTCCATGAGCGAGTCGTACGATTCCATGGAGGCGTGGTTAGCGTCACGTCCCGAATGCGTTCAGAAACTCGCCGCCGAGTTTCCGCACGGAACACAAGTCACGGACGCCAGCGGAACCGTGTTCTATCTCCTGGGCTACACGGAGGACGATCGTCTCATCGTCTCGCCCATCTCTCCGTTCGATGATTACGATCGAGCGATGGAAGAACGGACGTACGTTTGTGCGGAGCACTTACGATGAGAGCGCTCGCCCTCGCAACGCTGACGCTCCTTTCGGCGTGCGTCTCATCACCACCACCCGACGTTGACGCCCATCGCTACAACGTCGATCGCGTGGCGTGCGGACAAGAAGCGGTAAAACGCCATGACTTTCCAGGTCGGAAGTATCTCGGCCTCGGCCCGCTCGGGGCGACGATCGTCGATAAGTTCGTCCCGACCGAAACGAGCGACGATGACTTTACGAAAGCGTGCATGAAGACGAAAGGATACGAACTTCCGAACGACGTACGTTTGTAGATGAACGAACGTAAGAGCGTAACGTCTTAGCGAGTGTTCTTAACGCCCTACGCAAGCGTGGGGAGGCGGCACAGACTCTCCCTATCCGAAGGGAGAGTCGTGCATTCGGCAATCGCGGGTCCCATCATCCGAACACAGTGACGACTAGCTCGCCCTTCCAGCCCTCGCGGGCTGTTCTTGGCTGGGGTCGGTCAGCGGTAATCCCATTACGGCGGTTCCATCTGACGGTCGCTTGAAGCTCTGTCGTGCCAACGCCGTCGCCCGACGTTGATTGCACGCATGGATATTCATTGGATGAAAGATCGGTCCCGTGGGCGGTCCTACCGGGGACCACGGGCGGCGGCGCCTCATAGCGCATCCAAGGACGTGTGAGCGTCCTATCTCGCTCGGCCAGAGCCGCTATCTGCCCGGCTCTAGCGAGTATTGACATTTGACGTTACTTGTCGTATGTCTCTGCTCAGGAACGTGCGGCGGGCACCGAACGTATCCAGAAACCCACGACGGACCAAGAATCCTCGTGGGTTTCGCTTTAATTACGTTGCACTATCCGCTCGGATATGGCAACATGAATCTCGTGTGGTCCTTTGTCATGTTGGTTCCCCATCGTCCACTTCGGGCGGGCGCCTTGTAAACGCCCGCTCGCTTTCTTTCAGGCGCTCCACCCATGGCACGCGAACTCATCTTCTCCGCAACGAAGAAAGACTTCCGTATTGATTACTTCTCCGGTACAGGAGCGGGCGGTCAATACAGGAATAAACACCAGAACTGCGTTCGTATAACGCACATAGAAACGGGTATCGTAACTACTGGGCAAAATCAACGTAGTCGTGAGGCTAATACCAAAGAAGCCTTCCACAAGATGGCAGATCTCTTAGTTAAGCGCGTTCTCGGCGATCAACGTAAGGCACGTTGGCCTGGAAACGACGAAACGATCCGCACGTACCATGCGCCCGACAACCGCGTGGTTGATCATCTGAGCGGGTTTCGCCAGCCATACGGCGTCGTCATTGGCTGTAAGCAGCTTGACGAGATGATTGAGGCGCGGCGAGCGGCGATGATCGAGCGCCGCGTCACTCAGGAGGACGTTTAAGCCGCTCCATTTCAGCGAGTTCGTCCGACCGCAGGAGATCCGTAGGTCCGACGTACGCCAACGCCCCTGGCGGCCCACAAGGGGCCGGCGCTCTCCATACACCGCTACGGCGGTAGAGCTTGAAGATGGCCTCCCACGTGGCGTGGGTCAGACTTAGCCACGTGGCCTCGCCTAATGCGGAATCTGAGCGAGTCGCCGTGGGGGTCTCGTCCGCCCATCGTTCGCCGTTCAGAAAAGTCGCCGGCAAACACACGAATCGACGTTCTTTGCCAGCAACATAGGCGGCGTATCGGCGCGTCCCCTCCATGATCTCCTCCACGGAGGCTTTCTTGAGGGCTCGGCGGAAGGCTAGGCGAGCGGCGCCCTTCGCGTCCTTTCTCGGATATAGAGCGTACCACTCGGAAAATAAAGGATCATCTGGTATAATCGTGTCCTTCACCATGGACGACTCCCATGATAGACTGTTCGTAGTCGCCATCGCCCTTCGGGTTGAGCGCCCGAATCGGGAGTTTCAGTTCGTCCGCCCACGCGATTTCCATGGCGAGCCCCCTGGACTCCTTCCACCCGTCGATCGCCAGGACGAGCAATCCAACGGACGTACGTACCAAGGCGTGGTTGTAGGCGCTCCAAAACGCCGCGTCGGTCGGTAGACCGTGCTTCACGGCGATCTCATGGCAATGGACGATGGGCGAGTAGACCCACACTCCTCCTTTGAGGAGCCAAGCGGTACAGTCAGCGGCCGACTCGTAGCGGCTGTGGCGTATTGCCGCAGCGGCGTGCGAGTAAGGGCTGCCGAGATAAAAGTAGCCCCCGCTCATATCCAACCCAGTGTTGGCGGACCTTCATGTCCGACTTTCCAGATGAACCATGACATGGCGACCATGCCGCTTGCGTCCTCGTCCGTCGCCATCCGTCCCCGCTGGAGGGAGAGGCGGCGTCGAAACACGAGCACGCGGGCGAGCGGCGTCGAGTCGTATATGCCCCCCCGAGTCGCGCCCTCAAGACAGGCGAGTCGTAGGAGCATGGCAACCTTGCCCGTCGAGAGGTTGACGGCGTGGCGAATGAACTCCGTGGAGAGCTTGAACGGCGGGTTCGTCACAATGTTTGGGGCGAGCGCCCGCGTCTCCATGAGGAAGTCGACTCGCGGGGTGCCGTAGCCACGATCGACGAGATCCGTGCTGATGACTTCGTAGCCGGCCGCCTCAAGAACCTTGCTCATGGCGCCATCCCCGCAAGCGCACTCCCATATAGGGCCATCAAACGACTCGGCCCGCAAGAGCGCTTCCGTGCCCTCAGGCGGGGTGGGGTACCAGTCATCTTTCTCACGGTTCTCACGGTCGACCGCCACGCCCGTTGAGCGATGAGCGGGATTAACGGTGCTGTGACCAAAGAGATCAACGGGCGGCACGGACGATGCGGACATCAATTCCATACTGGTGGCTCACGTGATTCAGTTTCCAATGAGCGAGCGCGGTGGTTACGCCCTTGAAGTCCTCCAGCACACGCTTTCCGTCTTCCACATAGACGAAATCGAGGATAGCATGACCCAAGAGTCCGCCCCCTTGTGCATTTAACGGAAACTTCACCTGACGCTGCAATCCGCTGATCGCCCCCGCCTTCTCAAGGAGCTTCAGTTCGCCCCATCGCTTCGCCTCGCCCGTGGAGGCAAAGCGCATGCCGTCAACGATCGTCGGGACGGCGCCGTACTTCTGCTTGCGCCGGAGCGGCAGGCGCGCAATCACGCTGCGATCCGTGGCGAGCGTTCGTTGCGAATCAGATAGCGCATAATGTCCATCTGCGTACGTCCTGGTAACGCGAAGTACGTTCGATTGGCGTACGCTGTGATGGCGCTATCGTCCCAATGGTCGCGCCACGATTCAACGATGTCGCTCTCGGCGATCGTGAAATGATTGAACGGAAACGTCTCACGCATCGTCGCGTTTCTTCGCAATGGCGTCCTCTATGAGACGCTCACCTAAACGCGATACCTCGCTTTGCTGCCAATTCCATATGGTTTGTCGTGTGACCCCTAGCTCCTTCGCTAGGAGCGTCGGGCCGCCATATAGAGTGAGCGCGCGTTGCAGCGCCTTCAGCGACATGCCAAGAGATTAGACGTTTTATTATCGCCACGTCAACGTAAAAGTTGTTGACACGGTTTCCGCCATGGGGTTAGATGACGTCGGTCATGCCGTTAACCCATGGGGAGTTCCGAAAATGCCATTCGATGGTCAATCCGTTCCGACGCCGATCGCCGACGCCCTCCGCCGCGTTCTCGACGGCGGCAACAAATGGTGCAAGTACACGCAGCGCAGAAGCGACGGCAAACACTGCATCTTGGGGGCGGTGAACTTTGGGTTCAACTATCACGGACGCCCCGCTTGGTCGGACTTGCGTCTTGCGGTCATGCGCAGCGATCCGCGGGCCATGGAGAAAGCGGCAACGGAAACCGCGATCCGCTCACAAGGCTCGTTGTCTGAGGATACCGTCTTCCTCGCCCAATGGAACAACGCCGACGAAACGACATACGCCGACATTGAGCGAGCGATCGACGCTTTCGCCGACATCGAGCGTCAACGCGCGCTCGTCAACGCCTAACCGGGAGAACGAACATGCCATTCGACGGAACGACACGTACGTCCATCGCCGACAAGATGCGGGCGATCCTCGATAGGGGGTGGTGCAAGCGCCACCTACGTGACAACGACGGCGCCCATTGCCTCATGGGCGCGCTCTTGGAGGCGCGAGAAGAGTTTAGGCCGGGTGTGCCGTCGTTTCTCTACGACTTCCTTACGTACAACGCCACTCCCGACGTGGTAGCGCTCTCGGAAGCCGTTGCCAAGGTATCGCAGCACCACAAGCGCCTCCACGGCAGCAATCACTGGTCGCGCATCGCGACGTTCAACAACGACCCCGCCACGTCGTACGACGACATCGTACGTGTGCTCGACGAGTTCGCCGCACGTACCGCAACGAAGGAGCTTCAAAATGCCATTTGATGGGAAGATCACGATGACGCGCCTGCAAAAGCTGGAGCGTCTGCGGGAGTTGCTGGACGAAGCGACGGACGAGGAACAGTCGGATTGCGGGCTGTGTTTGCTCAACCGAGCGATGAATGACGACGTTCTGCGGGCGGCGGGTTTCAATACCCCGAGCCTTCCAAGGAGCCCGCTTCGCTATTTTCGCCCAGCCTGCTGGTCTCCCGCATTGAGAGCGGGGTACGAGTTCTTCGGAACGACTATCAAACAGAGGTTGTTTGATTCATGCGGTGTCGCCGAGAAGCGCGCGACGCTCGACCGAATCATCGCGCATGAACGGACGCTCGTGGAGTAAGCCATGGCACAGCAAGCAAAGGTGATTCCCTTGACGCCGCCGCGCACCATGGAGATGACGCCGAGCGAGTGGTCGCTCATTCCCGCGAATCCGCGGCAGCGCGACACGGAGCGCCATCTTCGGAAGGCGAAACATCTCCTCACGCCAAACCCGACGCACGCTCGCGTTGCCATGGCTGTGTCGCCGAAGGGTGAGCGGTGGAAAATCGACGGTCACACAAGATCACTTGCCTGGGATCGTAATATGGTGCAGCCGCCGCCAATTCTCTACGTGGACGCGTACCCTGTCCGTGACGCCGCTGCTGCGGCTGAACTCTATCGTTGCTTCGACGCCAAGGAAGCGGTCGAGACTGCGGGCGATCAGGTGTCTGGAGCGTATCGGGAGCATGGGTTCGTCCCGCAATCGAAGCTCTTTGCGAGCGGCATTCTCGCGAACTCCATACGCCTCGCCGATGGCCTCTCTCGGGGAAATCGGCAGGCGACTCGTCCGTCCGAGGCGTCCGTCTACCGCGTTTTCGGCGATTGGATCAACGAAGTACGAGCGTTGGACGAACTCAACGTCAACAAGCGCCGGTTCCCCGGTCCCATCGTGACGGCGGCGCTTCTCTCGTTCAGGAAGAGAGGAAAGAACGCCCGCGACTTCTGGCGCCTGTTCTCAGAGGATGCGGGAGAGAAGCTCGCGGGAGCGATTGACCCCGTGGAGGCTCTGTCACGCTTCATGTTGGAGAACCGCGTCGTCGGCGGCCCCGTGGAGATGGTCGGCAAAGCCTTGGCGGCATTTGAAGCTCACGAAGAACATCGTACGATCACACGTAACCTTCAGGCAATCGACCCGTCACGATACCTCGTGCGGGCGAAACGGACGTAAGGGAGAGCACACATGCCGTTCGATTCAGCACCACAACAAGCCGACGATCTCTTGACGTTCACGCCCGGACGTGAGGGCTTGCGTAAGCTCGCCACGCTCCTCCGCATGCAGATGCCGCCGACGTTTGAGTGGGACTACGCTTACTCAGAGATTACGAGTGAGTGTGGAACGCAAGGTTGCGCGTTTGGTCTATGTCGAGTCATGTGGCCGGAATCCTTTGAGAAGGAGCGACGGGGATTTAGGATGGTCACGCAAATGGCCACCAGATTTGGCCTTTCTTTTGATGATTCGAGAGAACTTTTCCAGTCGTCATATGGGCGAGAAAGCGCTCATAAGTGGTCGAACGTCCGCCCCGCCGAAGTCGCCGACGCAATCGACGCCTATCTCGCGCGCACGTCATGATCCGACGACTCGTCCGGCGTTGGCTACGAAAGCGCTCGTCGATTCGTCCCATGTCGAGTGGGACGTTGTTCCAACGTGTCATCACGGCGCACGTTGCGGACGCGAGCGATACGATAACGAGCGCTCTTGATGGAGAACGTTCATGAACGAAGAGGAGTCGAACGATGGACATAGGAAAGCCAATACGGAAACGAACGGTGGTTCCTCTCAAGGCGCCAGTGACGGCGCCGGAGCCGACAGCGCCCCCGTTGCCGGTCAGGGAACCAGCGGAACCGGCACGCCAGCCGTAGCGGGTGGAATAGTCGGGTACGTCATGTGCGTGCAATCGTCGTCGGGATGGACGGCGGCGCTTCCCGCTGGCGCCATATCAATGGGTGTAATGTGGCAATCGGGACATTCCGGTTTCGTGCCCGTGGTTGCGTATGGCTATGCGACCCCGCCCCCACCGGAGCCCAAGCTCGAATCCGTGCCGCCCGAAGTCGGCGAGATCATCGCGTGGCGGGCGTGGCAAGTCGTCAAGACGGGCGGAGGCCACCGCCTCAAGAGCGTGACGCAGAAGAACGTATGGGCGCCTGACGAGCCTATGTATGGTGTGCCAGGATTGTATTATGAGGGCATCTACGCCGCTAAGACGCGCGACGCCATCGCTGGCAGCGACTACGCCACGTACAACGTCATTGGCGAGGTCGCCCTATGGGGCGATGTCGTTGAGCATGAGCGCGGCTACCGGGCTCAATACGCTAAGGTCATGAGCCTTAAGTTGCTACCGATCCTGCCGGCTGTTCATGGTAAGAATAAAAACGATCACTTGTCCTTCCCCGAAGGAGAAGACGCCATACGCCTCATCAACGAACTCCGACGTACGTACGGACTTCCGTACGAGCCGCCGCCAAAGAAACGGTGGGGACGTACGATCATGAAGTGGGCGTTGTGGAGCGTGTTGGCGGTGTGTTGGTCGATCCTCATCTATGATGTGATCCAATGGCTGACGCAAACCCCGGCGCAGTGATTTGTGAGTTGGAAAATGCCAGGGTCTAAGGGTGCCAATCAACGGTTCGTAAATCGAAAACTAACTTTCTCGGAAGTTCGCAGAATCCTTGATTATGACCCTGATACGGGGCTGTTTCGGTGGAAACATCGACCGGAAATGAGTGGGCAAAGAAACGGGAAGTTTGCTGGCGCTCTCGCGGGGAATGTGAGACCTGATGGATGTATAGACATAAAAATACACGGCAAACTGTATAGAAGTCATAGAATCGCATGGTTTTGGATGACTGGAGAGTGGCCCAGTGCCCAAATTGACCATAGGGATTTGAATAGGGGAAATAATAAGTGGAACAATCTGCGGGAAGCAACTCACTCGCAAAACCTGTGGAATAGGGGGATCAATGCGAGTAACACGTCTGGGTATAAGGGCGTTTCCTACAACAAGGGGTGTAAGAAGTGGCAGGCTTATATAAGCGTTTCGGGGCGACGCAGGCACCTAGGTCTCTTCGCTACACCAGAAGAGGCGCACGCGGCGTATAGTTTGGCAGCAACGGAGTTGCACGGGGATTTTGCGAGGGTCGAATGAGTGATTCTCTTAATCAACGGGCGGTCATCGGAGCAAATTTTCCGCCACCAGATTCGCCATTCGAGGACGCATCTCGCCGAGTGAACGACGTATACGAGGAAGCTGCCTCATGGTTAAATGGTGAGCGCGTTCAGGACCAAGAAACCGCAAACGGCATCGCGAATCTCATTGCGCTCATCGGCAAGGCGTGGGACGTTGCAGAGACCGCCCGCAAGGCGGAAAAGAAACCCTTCGACGACGGCGCGAATGCCGTTCAGGACAAGTACCTCCCTCTCCTCAAGAGGGCCGAGCTTGCCAAGCAAGCATGCAAGAAGGCGCTCCAGCCATGGCTACAGAAGCTCGCCGACGAGATCGAGGCGAAAGCCCGCGCCGCCCGTGATGAGGCGGATCGTAAGCGTCGTGAGGCGGAGGCCGCCATACGCAAGGCCGCTCCCGAGAACCTCACCGAGAGAGCGGCGGCGGAAGCGCTCATCGTCGGAGCGAAGCACGCTGAGACCGTCGCCCGAAAGGCCGAGACGACGACGGCGAAGGCGGGCGGAACGTTTGGACGCGCGACGGGGTTACGTTCGGTCTATACGCCGGTTCTTACGGACGCCAGAAAGGCCATGACCGCCTACTGGGCGACGAACAAGGACGAGATCCTACAGTTCGTGGAGTCGCTCGCCCAACGTGATGTACGGAACGGGAAGCGGGAGATCCCCGGCTTCCGAATTGACGAAACGAAGGTGCCAGTCTGAGGGAGTCACACATGGAACGGATATCGGAGGAAAGTGTTTCGGTCTCTGCCGTTTGCGGCGCGGTCGGCGCCGTGGAGTTCATCCAAGCGGTGTTTGGATCGCCCGACAACGTTGAGATAAAGTTCGGCGTCGGGTTCAGCCAGAAGCAACAAAAGTGGGCCGTCATCGCGTCGTGTGGTGAAGCGACGTGCGCGCTGGACGTGAATGATGCTCGGAAAGCGGCAGGCATCCTTGAGAAAGGAATCGCGCTCTTTCCCAATTTTGCATATCGTGGAACGGTCGAGCAGATGATCGAGTCGTTCCGCACATGCGCGGACACCGTTGAACAGATGACGAGTGGAGTGAGGCAATGACGAGCGGAACGGTAATCGAGGTATTCGGGACGAAGTGGGGTCATGGAATCAAGGTACGTGATAGCGATGGAAACGAACGCAGAATGTTCGGTAAAGATCAGGCCCCCAACCTCTCGCCAGGAACGCCTATCACTTTCAAGGTGACGCGGAAGGGGCAGAACTACCACTACGACAATCTACAGGCCGTTGGCCAACCCGCGGCTGGCGCTTGGCCGCAACAAGCGCCACAGAACCCATATCCCGAACGTCCGCACGGCGGGCCGCAGACACCCGCTCCAACGCGGCCCGAGGCGTCCAACAAAGACACCCGCATGATGTTCATCACACGGATCGTGGGGGACGCCATGTCGTCTGGACAGTTCGGCATGGTCGATATCGTCATGTTGACGTTAACGGCGGCGGACGCTTTCGACGAATTGCAGAAGCCACGTAAGGCGCAGCGTACGGAAGAACCGCCGCCCCCGAGCGAGGCGGACTACGGCGGCGATGCGCCGCCTGAGTGGTGAGGAGAACGAACATGAAAGAGATGCTCGTGATCGCGTGGTGCCTTTGCGGAATTTTCAACTACGCGGCAACACTCGCGTACTTTCAGGGTAAGTATGCCCTTATTGCCCGTGAGACGGTGGTCCACGACCGTACATTTGCTGTCTTGATGGGGATCATTGGTCCGATCGGGCTTCTTGCTGGATGGATAGTTGCCACCGCTAAAGGCAGTGGACCACGCGGACAGTTCGCGTACGGCCTTCGCTTCTGGTGATGTCGCACGCCTACCGTAAACGAGACGGACGCCTTGAGCCCGCCGACGAGCGGGCGCGCGAGACGCTCGCTCGCGTGAAGGACGGCGATTACGTGCTCGTAGACGTGAAGCGGCTGCGGAATCCGAGACATCATCGGAAGATGTTCGCTTTGCTAAACCTGATTTTCGAGAACCAGAGCAGATACCATTCGATCGACGACATGCTTGGCGCCATTAAGGTGTTTCTCGGGCACACAAGAACTGTTAGAATGAGGGACGGCAGAGAGTTCGTGCTTCCAAAGTCAATCGCCTTTGATAAAATGGACCAGACAGAGTTTGAGGTATTCTACGCTCGCGTCATTGATTGCGTGATATCTGAAATCATCCCGCGTCTTAGCAGAAAAGACTTGGAAAGAGAACTCTTGGAATTTGTTGAATGACGGACAAAAGAGGGTGGCGTCCGCCGAAGGGCACGCCGATCGCAGATAGGCTAATGATGGGCGTGGTGGTTGATATCAAGACGCGATGCTGGATATGGCAATGCGCGACGGCCTCGACTCCTCCATGCGTGTATCCGTCGATAACTATTAATGGGAAGGCTCGAAGAACTCATCGAGTTTCTTATGAGACGTTCGTCGGACCAATCCCAAAAGGATTGGTGATCGACCACCTTTGCAATAACACGCTTTGTATTAATCCAGACCACCTTGAGCCGAAAACACAGCGCGATAACGTCTTGCGGAGTAATAGCCAAACAGCTAGGCAAGCGCGGCAAACACACTGTGTGCATGGACATCCTCTATCAGGTAGCAACTTGTACCTGTACAGGACAAAGAGAGGAGGTCTTAAACGGGGGTGTCGGGTATGTCGTGCTGAGTCAGCAAGGCGTCTACGTGACCCTGCCGCGCAAACGTAAGCGCGCCCGCTCGGGCATCATGAGGGCGCCGCGGCGTGCGTATCCGGCGCACCGTAAATTTGTGCGCGGCCATGATTGCGTGGTTGAGGGATGCCCTGACGGGCCAATAGAGTTCGCCCATGTACGTCTTGGAGCGAAGGACAACGGGAAGGGGATTAAACCTCATGATTGCTACGGCGTGTCTCTTTGCCACGCCCATCACGCTGAGAGTCATTCTCATGGCGAAGCGACGTTCCAACGTAAGTACGCCATCGATCTCATCGCCGTGGCGTTGGAGTTCGCGGCGAAATCGCCTGTCGTCGAAGTGAGAGAATACGCTAAGATGGTCAGGAGTATGAAATGACGAACGGACGCTATATCCTCAAAGGTCATGAGACAGTGGAATGCGATGACCTGATGGAGTGGGCGAATTATATAGAATCAGAGACGCGCCACGTTGGTGACACCATGGTTGGTGGCGTGAGAATCTCAACCGTGTTTCTCGGGTTGGATCATTCGTTCGGTGGAGAGCGTCCTGTACTCTTTGAGACGATGATCTTCGGCGGAGAGCACGACGAATACCAAGAGCGCTACTCCACGTGGGATGAAGCGGAAGTCGGTCATGCCGCGGCAGTCAAACTCGTTGAAACGTCGGCCAAGGGGTAAGGGAATCGGCGTCAATCCCCATCCGTCCGCCCATCCGCTCGTCAAGCAACTGTTCGCCATTGCCAAGCAACAGGGCGTTAGCGCGGAGGAGTTGTCGTCGCGTTCGGGCGTCTATACGAGCACGCTCATGATATGGGCGGGGCTCTACCGAAATGGTAAAATCACCAACCCGACGATTGGCAATCTCGTCGCGGCGTTCAACGCTCTCGGGTGCGAGCTTGTCGTGAAGGGACGATGAGTTACTGTTCTCGTCCGTCGTCAACCTTGTCGAGAGCGTCGGCGTGCTGGATCGCACGAAGCGTATGCTGCGGTCCCCATAGCCACTTGTCTGTATCAAGGCGCTTGGCAAGCCATTTCGCTGCCCACGTCTCGAATCGATTATGCCCTATCGCCTCGCCCCGAGCTACCCTTCCCGTTTCCGATGAGATCGTCTCCTGGGGGAGGGCGCCAAATAAGCTCGCTACGGCCCTATCCGCGTTATAGAGGAAGTTGAAAATTCTGCTCACGACGGCGCGCCTTCATGTTATTAAATGCCAAACGTTGGGCGGCACTCCAAGGGACACCCTTCTTATGTCCTGCCCGAGGAACATTACGGCTTTTCCATATTTGGATAACCTCACGAATCTTGGATTGTCGTCTCTGACCAAGTAATGGATATATTGTCATCATCCACCCGACAGCCGGTTTACCGCCTAAAGAAATCCCGTAGGTGGATTTTATGGCCGTTTGTTATCGAGCATTTGAAAACCTTACGACCCACCAATCGTCCGATCCACTCCATGACATCTAGGTCCGTCATGACGATCCTTAAGATCGGAGATTGCCATCGTTTATCAATTATGATGCAGCCCTCGCCCTCAACTAGCCCGGCGAATTTAGCTATATCTAATGTCGAAATCACGGCGCCTTGACCACCACTGGCGCGTCCGTGATCGACGGCAATCCCTGCTTGAGATACGCACCGTCAGGCCCGCAATCGAACGTGACTGAACCGCTATTCATCTCCGAACCAACGATGCCAGCACCAACACCACCCGAGCCTTGGAACGAGATCACCGCCTTGCCTTTACATTCGTACGCTCCGGGGTTGCGTCCAGCGACACCTAATTCATGAGCGCATGCCGAGAGGCCGAACGCCATGAGCGACGCAATGAGCAGCGCCTTTATTATTGGTGGAGTCGGCGCCGTTATTCCCGCGCTCGGTAGAGCGTGGCCAACGGCGTTTAGCGCCGCGACGGCGGGAACGACCCACGCCGGCAATGGCGATCCACTAGGCCAAGCCGCCACGAAAGAGCCAAAGCAGGCGTTCGCGATGATGAGCAACCATGAGACGTATTGCATGATCTGATTGAACGACACGGGCTTAACTCCTGCGTTTGGGCGTCATAAAACCGACTCCGTATGGGTATATTCCGTAGGGTGACACCCAACCCCTAGCGTGCTACATTCAGAATCGCAATGGACCTCCATGAATGGTTTGAGCATTGCCGCCCGGCGCATCGTCGGGGGCACCATCACCACGGGATCATCGTGGTACTGACCGTTTCTGGAGTCTCTGTCGAGCTTCTTCCCAATGAGAGGATAACTGTCATGGCAACCCTTCAAATCGGCCAAAGTGTAACCAACACCATCACCTTCCTTGACCAAAACGGCCATCCCCTGGTCGCAACGCCCATTCCTGATTCGGTACCGGTGTGGACGAACGATACCCCAGGCGTCGAGTCGCTCACCGTAGCAACCAACGGCCTGTCTGCCGTTCTCAAGGCGATCTCGCCCGGCGTTGACACAACGACTGTCGTCGTAATCGTCGGCGGAACGAAGTTCAGCGCAACGGTCATGGATACCGTCGCCGTCACGCCGCAGGTTCTTACCTCCATCGCGATCGTCCAGAGCATCCCGGCCTAAGGTGTGAGGGGCGGTCACTTTTTCATCTCCGAAAGAGCTTCCGCCCTTCCCTCGGCCTTTGAGACGATCTTCTCCGATGTCACGATGGCGTCGTGCATGGAGTTCGTTTGCTTTTGGATCTTGTTAGCCTTGAACGCCGTGATAACGGACGCTATCGCCGCTATCGATCCGGGAATCGAAACGATCAGCGCGGTGATGACGGCCTCGCTTACTTCCACATGCGCTCCAACCGCTTACGTCTCTCTCTTCGATAGCGGTATTCCTCAACACCGTTCAGTACGCGAGTGAAGGCAAAGGCCAAGGCGCAAATCGTCAGAAGAGCATGAGCGGGGCTTTCCAAAAACGCGAAGGCAACCGTACAGACTAGCGTAATAGTTGCAGCGAAAGCGTCAATAATGGCCTCGCTGATCCAAGACATGCGCCCTGTGTCGTCTTTCCAATTAAACATCAAGAAGTTGCCAGAAGGATTGGGATGGCAGTCAGCGTACCTGAATTAGTGTTCTGAATAGCGGCAATTCTTCCACCAGCGGGAACGTAAAACTGACGAAAACGCCCCGCAGAGACGAACATCGTTCCAACGCCGCCCACAGACACCGCAGCGTCCGCTGTGGCTCCCGCGCCAGCGGCGCCCGTAGCGCCCGTAATGGCGATCCAACAATCCTGGTTGCCACACACCTCCACCACAACGTCCGACGCGCCGTTGAACTGAGCGGTGATCGATGCGGGAGACTGAATTGCCAGGGCGCGGGCGTTGCTGAACTGTGAGCCCCAATCGAGTTGAACGGGCGCCATGGGTTGCCCGCCGCCCATCATGGTCTTACCCGTCGTTGGGCGATTCGTGAGCGGTGCCATCGCCTACCTCCGAACGATCAAGAGAGCGAGCATAAAGACCCCGTAGAGCCCGACTCCGATAAGCTGGTGGACGGACGGATCGGGGAGAACGCTAAGCCATAAGACGAATCCGCTTGCCAGGGCAATGATCGGCAATAGATGGGAAATGGCCAAGATGGTGCGTTGACTGAGTACAGAGAGAAGAAGCTGTATGAACTCGATGGCGGAAACATACGCCTTGCTCTCGACTTCAGAAGTCGATATCTTCTGAGGCGGCGTCGGTTGAGGCAGAGTGCTCGTTCCTTCCGGCACTTCCTCCTCGCCCAATACCTGAAATCGCGTCTTGGTGGCCATTGAACGCCCGCTCGTCTCTATTCGGTGGCTCCAACTTCTTCAGCATGGCATAATAGTTGGTAATTGCCTTGAATGCACTCGTTTCTTGCTCGATAGGGAGTTCGTCTTCCCCCTCTCCGTCGAGTATTCGATCCATGAGATGGACGGCTATCTTGGCGAGGCGATCGCCGATCTCCGCTTGAGTCGGAGGCTTCGTGGTGTCACTCGTCATTCGACTCTTTCGCCGCTACCGCAGCCGGCCCCGTGATGGGCGCCGATTCGCCGATCGCCCGTGTCGCCGCGCCAGCGGCCTTCGGTACGCCCCTTGCAGCGGCGTTCGTAGCGGCCATGCCGACTCGGGTGTATGGCAAGGCGGCAACACCAATAGCGGCCGGGACGTGGATTCCGATTTGATTACCACCCCCCGCAGCAGCGGCGATAAGTTCGGGCCACAAGATGCGGTTTGCCGTCCCGCTATCAGGCACGGATGACGGGAGCACCTGATCGCCAGCGCTCGCGATGTCCTGCAATAACCCATGCCCACGAGCAAACACCCCCCTTGGGGAAGACGTTTTGATATCTCCCAGGAGATCAGCGGGTGAGAATATGCCGGCAGACTTAACGCGGCGAATCGAAGCGCCTTGCGCCCGACTGAACGCTGCCCATGCGGAGTTTAGATCCTGTAGCTCTCCTGCGTGGGAAGGATTTGAGCGCTCAAGCGTATCCTTCAGAGCACCCCTGACATCTGTGACAATGCGAGAGAACTCTCTTTGAGCGGGATCGGCCGCGCGTGCATACATCCGTTGGACGTAATTGAGTTCCGCCTCTATCTGCTTGTAGATGAAGCCATTGACGGTTCCGTTCGGGATTCTGGAGTGGATGTCGGTAAGGAGAGAAGTCAATTGTTGCCGTTGGGCGGGCGGAAGGCGACTCGCCGCTACTTTTGTGATGTCCGTCAGATCGGTCACATATTGATTGTCGAGCCGCAGGGTGAGTTTTGGAAGGAGCGTGTCGTATTTTCTTCCGATCGCCTCTTCCACATGAGCTATCGCTTGCGGCCCCATTTCGACGCCCCTCGGGAGCTTTTCCCCGATTGGCGCAAGCGCTTTGTTCAACACGACACGGTTGAAGTCCTCAAAACTCTTCTTTTGAGCGGACGCTATGAAGTTGCCAACGATGGGCGTGCTGCGAGTGGCATCTTCAGCGCCCTTGACGATGCCATGAGCCCAGCGATGGGCGATCTGACCAGGGGTTAGCGTCACGCCTTCGTCGAGAAGACGTTGAACCGCCTTGCTATAGGACGGAAGCATTTTGCCAGCGGTGGCCAAGGACTTCGATATGGCCGCTGGCCCAAGGAGCGTTGCAACGTCCTCGCCAACGTTCGCAGCGAACTCTCCAGCGGCGCCTTTCGGCGCAGCCTTGCGGATTGGATCGCCGACGATCGCTCGCGCCGTCCCTGTGATGGGCGAGAACGCCTCTTGCATGGCGCCCGCGAGAAATGGAAGGCGGTCGGAGAAACTTTCCTCACCACCGGCCTGGATCTTCTCCTTGTTCTTTGCGGTCTGATCCTTAATCGTTTTAGCGCCAGAGAGAAAGTCATGCGCGATATCGCCAGGAATATCGCCAACTGTCTTGAACGCCTGAGACATGAGCGACGGTTTGTTGTTGGCGGCGTAGTCCTTCATCGCCTTATCAACGACTTCTGGTTTGGTCCCGTCAGGGAACTCATGGCTCACGCCATCGGCGGACTCCGTTTTAATCGTCATGGCAAGCGATTCCCGCCACTGTCGTACTTTATGGTCTTTCCGCTGGAAGGCGGAGGTGCGGACGGAGCATCAGGTTTCGCGCCTCGCCTCTGGAATTTGATGGCGTCTTGGAACGTCTTCAGGCGATACGCCCCCTCCTCTTCCATGGCTTTCGAGACGGCATCCCACGACGCAGGAGTCATGTTGATGTTCGCCCACTCCTGGGCCTTCTCCATAGCGCCCTGGTGCAGTTGGGCGATGGACGCTTGACCGCTCGACAGAATACGCGCCGATTCAACCGCAGCCGCTTGCATATAGAAGAACAAACTCGAATACGCGGGCTCGCCGGTCCATTTCTCTTCGCCACGCGCAATGGCGTTGAGGACAGGTGACAGGTCGGTCGATCCCAGTTTACCCATCTCCTCCTTGACCTTGCCGATATTGAAAGACAACTGATCCACGGCCTGATGAGTGGCGCCAAGCATGGTGATAAGCTGAGTCTCGCTCCTCTTACCCGCCTGAAATTCGATGGTACGATTGGCCAATTCAAGGCCGGCATCTTCTGCCGATAGGCCCGGATCATCCTTCCTTATTTTTTCGATGGCAGCGGCACGGACCTTTTGACGCAAGGCCGTGGCGTCTTGGCGGTAGCCAGGGACGATCTGCGTCAACGGCTCTCCGCTTGCGGCCTGCCCCGCCATGGACTGAAGGTCTTCTGGAGAAACTTCAATCGAAGAGTTTCTCATGTTCGCTAAAAAATGCGAGATTTGATCTGGCGACGCATCGGGGTTTAGTTCCAAAAATCGCTGTAGCGCGATAGACTGCGGAGTGCCCTGCTTCTCGAATTGCTTATGCAAATCAGAGAGCATCTTCACCTTTTTATCCCCTGTGGCCATCATCCACTCAGGGGTTTGCTTCATCTCCTCCGCCGCTTGCAGTTCGACGCTACGCCCGGTCATGATTTTGTTGACTTCAGTGCGCCACCTTCTGAAATTGTCGAGCGAAGCGTCCTTTCCGCGCAGCGCCTCTTCGACCACCCGCATATCGCCAGTCTCGGCGGCCTTGCGGGCGATGTCGTTCCCGTCCTGCGTTGCCAACATACGCCATTCGCCCATGAGAGCGTCGTGATTGTCCTTGTACTGATCGTACGCCGCCTTGTAGCGGTTCTGCTGCCATTCCGAGAGGCGTTCGGCGTATTCGCTTTGCGCCTTCCATTGAGCGAGGTTCTGTTGGTACGTCTCAAGATCGCGTTGGCGGTAGCCGTTCATCGCGCCCGTAGCGGCCTTCAAGGAAGCCGTCAGAGGCGCGCGGGAGAGCAAGCCGCCGAGGATGCCCAAGACACTGGCGGCGCTGCCAAACATCTCCATTGGGCTGCGCTGCTGTTCAGGGGGCATGGGCTTTGGAGGCTTGGAATCGCCCTGTGACGAATCGGGAACCTGTCTCCCCGAATCGTCGTACATGAAGCCGGGAGCGGGCGGCGGCCTGTCATTCCGAAGTTGATCGGAAATTTCACGCTGGCGTTTCCGGCTCCCGCTGCCCGCCATATGCTCGGTTTCGGTGATATGACCCGACGCCTTCTTGATGAGGTCGTCCCACGAACTAACGTCGGGCGATGCAACGTCACTCATCCGCCGCCGCCAACCTTAATGGTCGTTCCCCCGCCGCCCGCCATCGACTCGGCGAACTTCAGAAGGGCGTCTTGGAACCCCTGATCCTGCTGTAATCCCGTGGTCAGGAGTTCGCTGAAGATGTTGCTCGACAAGCCCATGTCGGCGAGTCCCTGCTTAGCCATGTCTTGGGCAAGAGCGAATCCACGGGCTTGCGCTGCCTGTTGTGCTTGGGCGATGGCCGAGGCTTCCATAGACGAACCGGTGAGCCCCATGGCGGCAAACTGCTGCCTAATCTGCGCCTCTTGCTGTTGCGTGACCTGATCAATCGACGCCTGCGCTCCAGGCGGGAGAACGCCCGTAGCCAATGGCTGAGAGAGCGCCTGACCGGCCGTCTGGAGGGTTCCGGCCTCCTGTACCAAGGCGGTGCCCGTTGGCCCCGGCTGAGCCCCGGCAGGGAGTTGCTGACCCGATCCTCCAATACCTCCTGGTTTGTTGGCAGCCTCGAATCCAAGGATACCCAAGCTGGCCAACGGACCGAGATTGCCCCCAACGGCATTAAGGATCGAATCCACGCCTGGATTACGGATAGCGTTCATAACGCTATTAGAGCCCCCTGGAGCGCCTCCTCCTGACCCCCCTCCCATACCACCCCCACTGACATCCCCGCCACCAGAGCCCCCGCCCATGGTAGAGGGCGCTGCCATGGGAGCCCCCATTGGGTCAGAACCGACTCCCCCACGAAGACCGCCAATATCTGATGTCTGAGGATCGAATCCGGCTGGTGATGCGGATGGAGCGGAGAACGATGGTGCAGAGACAGCGCCGCCTCCTGCCGCCATAGCCGATGGCGGGGCGCCGAACGTCGGTCCCGCTGACGTGGCCGGAGGGGAGAACGAGAACGACGATGGATCGGCGACTCCGGTCGGCGAGTTAAACGACGTGGCGCCGCCGACATCGCCCGATTGATCGCTCATGTTAACTCCAGCATATACGAAGGCGAAACGGGTAGAGCGCCAAACGGTTCGGCAATGGGGCCAAAGTCCGTCCCGTTGATAGCGGCCCAATACACCCTCGAAGCGCCCATCTCCTTCGACCATTCTATCACAATGGCCGTCATCGTCCGTAGTTCCTTTATGGCATTACCTAACGAAGCCACGATGAGAAAGTGACCCGTCTTGAACGATGGCCTATAGGGCGCGGACTGTACCCATGCTACTATCCAAGCTCTATCGCCCCGTAAGAGAAGGTGGTTTGGGCTATTCATGAGTACTTTAATCCACTCCTCCGCCGTCTCGACATCGTAAGTACCGTCTTGGTAGCATTTCTCCCCCACCTTATGCAGCCATGCCGTATCCTCTACCGTTACTCGACGAATCGGGAAGAACTGCCCATTCAGGTGCATTAAACGATGCCTCTCGCCTTCAATTGCCTGATGACGTTCTGAAACTGCTCTGGAGGCAATCCGCTGCTCATAAGGGCCGAAAACACACCCTGATCCGAGATTCCCGCCGACGCCATGGCCTCTTGGACCGCTGTTGAGCGTTGCGCTGCCTGTTGATCCGCCTGTTGTATGGCTCTTTGCTCCATGGGAGAGCCAGAAATGCCTGAATTGGCGAACTGAGCGCGAATCGCGTTGTCCTGGCTCCTTTGAAAGTCATCCGAAGCGCTCTGAAACGCCCCTGTAGGCACCGCGGCGGGCGTTGTGGCTGGTTGAGAGGCCGCGATCTGTGATGCTGGCTGAGCGCCCCCTATCGGAGGCTCAACGGAAGGCGTTGTTCCTGCCGTAAGTGATGGTCCCGTTCCTGCCATGGACCTCGGTTGCGCTGGATTGACTAGCGAATCGACGGAAGCCGCAAGGTGAGCGGCAGAGGAAAGATCCTGGGCGCCCTGCGCTATCTGAGAAAGGGGCGGAGCGCCTCCAATGGGCGCCTGCGCGCCTGTACCGAGCGCTGGAGCGCCGGGCGTAGTCGCTGTTCCAGTAGCACCGCCGCCAATTGTCTGTGACGTTGACGGATCGGTGCCGAGCGAGGCGCCTGGACCGCTCCCGCCACTTGTGGCCGGGGCGGCGCCCGTTCCGCTGATGCCCGTAGTGGGATTGAATCCCGTAGAGGTGCCGCTCGCTGCGCCGGCCGCTCCACCCTCAACGGGTCCGGTAAGGCCGATCGTTCCGCCAGCCTCTAAACCAGAGGCGCCACCAACCGAAGCATTACCGGCCTCCGTAGCGAAGGTGTCGCTGGTTGTTGCGCCGGCCCCCACACCCGACAGAGAGCCTCCAGCCGCTCCGCCCACCAATCCACCAGTTATTCCACCGATCTGCGCTCCCTGGGCTCCGCCAAGATCGTGCCCGGCCGCTGTGCCAGCCGCCAAACCCGCTTCGCCGAAAAGAGAGTTTCCCCCAGTCGCCACCCCGATAACGGCGGTAGCCGCGGGAATGATGATGTCGCTGACCGGATCGATTCGGTTGGTAGATTGACCGAATCCAGTCAAAACATCGTTCCTTATCCAAGGATCAAGGCCACCAGCGGGGTTAAGATTAACTCCAGACCCCTTCGGCCCACGTACTCGGTTCATCGCCTCCATGACTGACGGATCGCTAAGGGAGATGCCCGGTGGCAATTGCCCTGTAGCGTGATAGAACACTGCCACATCGTTCGCTTGGCGGGTGTCGAGTTCCACGTTACGCCTCCTCAAACGAAAGAACGTAGATCGTCTTCTTTCGGCACGGCGTCTTGAACGATTGCAACGCCGGCTGAACGTTCGTGCTCATGCCAACGTCCGTGTCCAAGCCAAATATACACTCTCTCGCTCGGATTTGCTGCGACCATTCCTTCACGTACTTGTAGAGTAATACCTGCTCCTCCATCGTGGCGTTGTCGCTCGAACGAACGAACTTCTCGACGATGATCGGCTCCGGCTCAAGGATATCGCTCGCCGAATGCCACATGCCAACGACGTTCGCTGTACGTATGAAGAGCGTCCGCCTGTCACCAATGGCGGACTTGAACCAATAGCTGATGCCGTCCGTATGGAGGCGCGGCCACCGCTTCTGCAAAGCAGGAAGCAACCACGGACAGATCGTGTCTAGGTCGCTGTCAGTTATGCGCCATACGAGCGGCGTTATGGGACGTTTGTTAGCCTCTGCCATTGAAAGTGTTCCTGAAAATGAAGCTGCAACCATGACTCGAAGTTATTAACGTCTTTGACGTTGAGACTCGACAGGTCGTTCCCCGCAACGCCGAGAACGCCGTTGATCTCGTTATGGCTTTGTTGGTGCCGAATGAGGAAATTATTCATGTCGGCTTCGGAGATTGGATCAAGGATGTAGCGATTGACATTGGCATTGCCCTGGGCACGCAGGACGGCCACGACGAGATCGTGATGATTAGCGTTTGGAAACGAAAAGGACGAAAGTTGCGTCATGTCCTTGGGGCGGTTGAGTAGATCGGCGATCATGAGAAAACGTTCCAATTCCCATGATCGGCCACAAGCGACTCGGCGAAGCAGTCGATTTTGAAGTCCTTCCTCCCTCCATCAAGACGCGCAAGCTGGTTTTTGGCCGCGTTCCTTTGACCATTGACGCTATGCGTCAGCTTTAGGAGCTTGTCCTGCTCATCGCCTCCCGCCCGAGCTTTCGATTCGTTCTCCCATATGAACCTGTTCGTGAGCATGATCATCGCTATCGCATGAATGTCGCTCGCCGTCACCCGCTGACCACGCGCGAACAACTCCGCCAGGATCACGTCAATGTCGTGCTCTATTAGAGCACGTTCAGCGATGTACTCTTCACGATGTTCTGGAATGAAGATGGCCTTCAATTGAACGATGGTGAGGCGATCCACAAGATCAGAGATCGTCGGTAAGTAACGTCGCGCGTTACGTCCGATATGCACGTCATTTGAACGGTCTCTACCGAGAACAAGGTCCTGTCCGTCAGACATGGAAAGGTGTTCAGGCATCCGCTGTCTCCAGAAGTTTGCGCTTCAATCGGAATTTCGTCATGTCGCGTACGTGAGCGAGCGTTTCCGCTCCGAACTTACGTTCAATCATGCTAAGATACGATGGATCGGTGAAGTACGTCACGAACGCATCGTCGCGGAAGCGAAGAACGGTCGCCGCGTCTACGTGCTCAGTGTCGAGCGGGCGAGTGTCGGCATTGTGCTGGCTGTAGCCCGACCATGTGGCGGGGAGAACGGCGCCGCCCTTCAGTGCATCGTCGTAGAGCTTGCTTCCGGGGTAGGCCATGGCTGAATAGAAGTTGGCGAACTCTGTGTTGCATTCGAGTGCGAGGTCAAGGGTTGCCTGCATAGAGGACATATCGTCATCCGGGAGGCCAAAGATATAATTTCCGATGACGTTGATGCCGGCAGATTGGATCGACCGAACCACACCAACAATATCCTCAGTCCTAAGAGCTTTCTCAGTCCCATCCCGAACATGTTTGCTCCCGCTCTCTATCCCCAACGCCAACCAACGTATGCCTGCCTTCTTAAACATCGCCAGCGTATGTGGTTTCACCGTATCGACGCGAGCGTACGCCCATATGTTCAGTTCATCGCCGAATCCGCTCTCGATTAGCTCGTTGCAGATCGCCGTATAGTGACGCTCGTTCAAAACGAACATCTCATCAACGATCTTGAACGTCTTCACGCCGTATTGGCTATAGAGCATGCCGATTTCGTCTACTACGTCCGTGGGCGAACGCATGCGATAGCGATTGGATTGGAACGGAGCATTAATGCAACAGAACGAGCACTTGTAGGGGCATCCGAGTGACGTATAGATGCTGGCGTACGGTTGGCGCTTCGATAAATCACCGAAACACTGCCAATTGTGCGCGCGGTAGCGCTCCATGGGGAGCAAATCCCATGCGTTGCCGTGGAGTTCGTTAACGTCAAGGAGCGGGGCGGACGGATTTACGTTGTAGATGCCCCAAACGAGCCCCGGAATCGACGGCAACGGCTTTTCTTCCAACAATCCAACGATTGTCGCCGGTCCCTCTCCGTTACATGCGTAATCGATCGCCTCTTCACGCAACGTACGCTCTGGTAACGCCGCAACGTGACCACCAACCATGATGATCGGAACGTCCGAACGTGCTTTGATGGCTTTCGCCGAGGCGCCAGCGCCTACCATCTGCTGTGTCGATGCGCTTGGTTGATGCCCATACGATGCTATACAAACGAGACGCGGAGCGTATGTATCAACGACTGAAGCGATACGTTCGGGCGAAAGGTGGAGCGCCTCCGCATCTATGATGCGGACGGAGTACCCGCGATCACGAACGTAACCGGCGATGAGACGGCACCAAAGAGGGGGCTCAATTGCAATGAGATTGTCGGCGATGTCAGTTCCGTACACGCCATGGGCGGCGGAAGGATTGATGATGACGAGATCGATCATGACGAGAGGAGCGCTTCCATGAGAAGCGCCTTACGACGTTTGGTTATGCGCGGTTTAGGCGTTGTAACGCCTCGGCGTTTGTTGGTTGATATGCGATTGCACTCACGGCACTTACGCCATCCCTTCTTTTCAATGTACGTATTCTCGAAATTGTATTCGTGACCTTGAGGGCAGTGAGTGGCCTCTATGTGCTTTCTAACGATAGTCTCACCACGACGCAGGTTCTCACGCCGCGTGACTGGCTCTAGATGATCGGGATTCACACAGCACCGCACACGACAGAGATGGTCAAGTTCCAATCCTTCGGGAATCTCTCCCTTGTGTATGACGTAAGAGATTCGGTGTGCCAATTTAGGTCGGCTATCGACCGTTAGTCTTCCGTATCCATCGGTGCTGATGGTGCTCGTCCACAACCAGCAGCCACTATTCGGTTCCGGCGAGACGTATCGCCAAAATCTCTCCTCAACAGTTCCTTTTGCTCCTGGCATGATTAATCGGCGGCCTCCTGAACGACTTGTTTAGGACCACCATCTTTAGCAAATGAGCCACGAAAGGTAAACGATCCGGTGTGACTCAACTCGATTTCTGGAGCCATGAACAATTTTCCGCCTATCGATCGCCATCGGTAGCAGAAGCTGAAGTCTTCACTTGCGTACCTTCTGTGATGGACGATCGGATTAAATAAAGCCCACTCTTCCTCTCCCGTGATCCCAACATACGTCAATTCAGGATATGCTTTCACCATCTTGTCAGCACAGACTCTCGTTATGAGAGCGAACGCAAAGCCGATCTCGCTCACCTCCATCGTTCCTGATTCTACGTCGTAAACAAGTGGCAGCGGATCGCCAGCGTCGTTAGCCCAATTAGCCGCGAAACTCAAAGGCAGCCTCTTCTTAGGCCCCGCTCCAGCGACAAAATCTTTCTTCGCTGCAAAGAGGCGCACGACTTCCTGTGGACCGAATCCCATATCGGTGTCTACCCAAAGGCAGTGTGTGCACTTGGAACGATAGAAAGCAGAGAATAGTTTAGCACGAGCTAAACACACGTCTGCCGTGTGGCGCTCTTCAGCCAATTCACAATGCACCCCTTGTTGCTCCAACATTTTCATCGTTTGGAACAGCCCCACCATATACGATGACTCATAGCGACCATCATGCGCTGGCGACGCAATCATCAGGCGTACACCGCTGAAGTCCGGTTTTAGGAGCCTAACGCCGCTCTTCTCCTGAAGAGCGCGTACCTTCTTTACACAATCGTCCTTTTCGTACGCCACCCACTCCTTGAAACGCGCCTCGTCGTGCTGCCACAAGAGGCTGTTCTTGTCCATCGTCGGGCCGATGACGCCCTGGAGAGCTTCGTGAAGGTGTTTCACCATCACGTCCATGCGTACTTCCCAACACCCCGTCTCTCTGCCGAGCGTTTCAAAGAGATCGTCGTGGAAGATATGGCGTAGACGGTCGGGAAACAGGTATCCAACCGCTCTCAACAAGTCGCCCGAGAAGCACACAGCCCCGTGCATACGATTGGGAGCCTGCCAACCATCGTTCGATGACACGAAGTTCCATCCACGCAACGATCCTATGAGTTGCGTGTCCCAATTAGGCGTACATGGAACGTGATCGTCGGCGAGCAGGCCAACCCACTTCATGTCCTTGATACGCGACCACACGGCGCGGATGGACTCTCCGTACGTCGTCGCGTCTACACGTAAGAACGACCATCCATCTAGGAGATGCTGAGCAATGGAGTCGTAATCGGACGTGTCGCTCTTGTTTAGGATGATGAGACCGGGGGTGGATGTCCCGATCTCACGGGCGGAACGGAGGAAGCGTTTGAGATTGTCGGGACGACCGCGTGTCGGGAGGAGCCAAATACCGTCGTTCATGTCAGTTGGCCGATTGCACAGCTACAAAACTGCCTGGAGATGTCCCCGGTATCCACGGAGGGTTAAGGCTGGTGTTTCCGGGGTGGAACGTGTCGATCTGGCCTCCCGTCCTGATGAAGAACTTGGGGCCTTGAAAGAACGGCATGCTGAAGTTGCTGAATGGAATTGCTGCTTGGACGATGGCATTATTCTGAGCGCACTCAAAGCCCAGTGACCACCCCGTCTCGACGAGGATGCTCCAGAGGTTATTTTCGCCGTTGCCGTTCCACAGGATCTCGCCGCCCATCTCGCCTGCCAGCATCACGCATTGAGCATAGCCGTGGAACTCGTAATAGCCGCTCCCGGTGATCCCAAAAGGATCGGCGAGGCCGGGCGGCTGGAATATCACCAGACCAAGACCCGCCGTCACATGATTCATCGGCAAGATGCCTGATCCAGCGGGCGCCGACTGCGGAGACAGAAAGCTGATGTTGCCGATGAGGTCTATTTCACCGCCTTGACCGGATGTAAGGTCGCCCTGCCCACAGCAATTCCCGGCGTTCTCAAGCGCCAAACCACCTAGCGTCATCATGCAATTTGTCGCGTCTACGGCGTCACTACCCGTCGCAATGACAATTGCATTGGCGATGGTCCCAGGCGAGGCCGTTGAACCAGTCGCCATAGGTTGGCCGATTACCTCGACCTGTCGAGCGTTTACCTGACCCAACAACTGGCCGGAGCACACCATCTGATCTGTGTGTGGAGACCCAACGTATTCGATCATGATCGGGGTACCGTTAGACAAATCGTAATTTTGCCGAAGCGTCTGCCATATATGAGTGAATGTGGCACACGGCGCGGACTGCGAGCAGGAACCGTTGTCGCTACCTCCTGATGCGGCCTTATAAAAGATCGTCGGAGAGGTGAGAAAAGTGCGCTGAGCCATGACGTTGCTACAAAACACCAACATCATAGCCAAAACTGATGGTATAATCTTCACCATGTTGAAAACATTCCCTTTTCCTATCGAGCCCTACGAGCTTGCATTGCACCAAACCCGCTCGCGGTGTTAGTGGTGAAGGATGACTGTACCACCAAAAACACTTGACTGCTACTAGCGGTCACTGAAAATCGTACCGGACCTAGAGGAGCGATAGCCATTGGATTGGCATTGGCGAACCCTGTGAAACTGTTGAAGGGGAATGACGTAGAAAACGGAGGCACTTGATTCAGTGTGTTTGATACATTGTTGATGCTGGCTACCACGGCATTTAGCACTGTCGCTGCGTTACCCGTGAAATATGGGCTAGCCCAAACATCCCAATCTCCAGATGTCAAAGAAATAGATGTTATGTTCGCCGCGCTTACGTTGGTAAGCGCGATTGCCGATCCCTGAACGACTATAGAAGACAAATACTCACCGACGTTTCCAGTATTGGCACTGTCGTTCGTCGCTGTCCCCGGTATCTGACCAACAGGGTAATTCGGCCCCCCGATGATCACCCATCCTCCGACGCTAGAATTGAGCGCCGAGTTGAACATTACGACATATTGACGCGCCGCGACGATCGACCCGTTCCCTACCTGTGTCACTCCATCAGCGAAGTAGACGTTCAACGCCGCCAGCGATCCAACCTGAAGAGTGACATTGCCAGTGGATGAATTAACAGCAACGAAGCTGAATTGGATGAGGTTCGCATACGCTGAAATTAGCGTCGTGTTCGCCAGTGGGCTGAGCGTGATGACGTTCGTTCCAGATGCCGTACAAGGCACGATACCCTGCGCCCCAAGGTCGGCGATCGAATCGTCCAAAAAACTCATTTGGGGATTTGTGATGCCCGCATAGGGCGTGTGACGAATCGCCATTATTTGTTCGGCCTGTTTTTCACAGCCGCCTCCATGAGCATGTATAGGTCTTCTATGGAGCCATCACTTTTAGCTCGGTTCAGACCAAAAAGAAGGAAGTGGCAGTTGTCTTTGGTGTAACCCTTGCTGTTATCAACCCGATCGATACTGGCTGAAAACATTGATGGACCGCTCCTTCGGCCTCTCTCTGGCGGAAGAAGGAGGAATGGAATACCCGTCATTTCACAATTTCCTGTCCATCGTTCCTTTGCCCACTCAATAGTGAGATCGAACGCAAGGCCATTGGCCTTAGCTCGACCCTTAGCACTCAAAATCATTCCATAGAACGGCGTATCAAAGAACCGTCTTGTGACGGCAGCATGGACTCTATCGGGATGATTGGCATTATAAGTCTTGGAAAAACGCCGTTTCTTTTCCACAAACTGTGGGTCTTGCATCCTTCTTGCGTGGTAAGATCGTTTCAAACATTTATCGCTGCAATATTTCGCATTGCTACGGCGATAAAATGTTGCCCTGCATCCCACACAAACCTGCGCCTTTGGTCTTACCTTAAGAGCCAATTGTTTAGCCATGAAGTGCGGCGTTGAGCGAATCCGCATATAATGCGCTCGTTTCATGCACCGATCGCTACAAAACAGTCCGTCTCGACGCGGCACAAATGGTGATCCGCACTCTGCGCAGTTATTAGTGCCGCCGATGGCGATGTTTGCCTTGCTCATGCCGATATTATAACACGATTCCATCTCCGCTACCAATTCGTTGCTGTCTGTTGAGCCAATAGTGTCATGGAGATGAGCGTTACGTCCGTAGCAGTTGTCTGCACGCCCAATCCCATGATTACGCCAGAAGCGTTGATCGTCGTCGGCGCGAGCGCGCCCGTTCCCGTCGCCTGCCATGTCACCGGGAGTCCTCCCGTAGCCGTCCAATTCGCCACAACGCCACCCGTTGCCGTCCATGTCGCTCCAAACACGTTCGTTAGCGTTATAGGAGAAGAAGAATTGTTCTCCGTATCTATGGTGACGGTGAACGTCGATTGGTTGTTGTCGTTGGACTTGAATAATCCAAAGAGCGTCATTGAGTTCTTCGTCAGCATGTACGTAGGTGTGTCCCACAGCTTCGACTGAAGAACCTTGTTGATCGCATTGGATGGCGTTTGGAATAGCGGATAGATCGAATGTCCGTCCGTTCCGTACGCCGTGAGTGAGGAATTGATCTCCTGACTCGCAATCTGCGTGAGCGTCGTGCTCGGTTGGGCGGTGAACCACTTCGATCCGTCCCAACACATGAGTTGGTTGGCTTGTTTCTGAGTGAATGGATCGATAATGGGTAAGAGCAGGGCGTAAACGTGAATACCGAAGATGATCGTCACGGCAGCGCTTGGTACGATGCCGGCAATAGTGGGTGGATTGCCAACGGCAGGAACAGTCGTATATATGCCGTCAAGGGGCGACGAAACTTTCTGCACCGCCCCTCCATAGAGCGCGTGAATGCCGAACGTATTCGCCATGACGATGGAACGAGAGTATACTTGAGCACTATTAGGCCACGGAGAGCCGATCTGCGGGTCAACGTTCAGATTCGAGAACGTCGTGATACCCGCCGACACCTGAATGCCTGAGATATAGTTTATCGACGAGTCACCAACGAGATAAAGGAACCCGTTAGACTGTTTGAGCGCGTGATATCCGACTCTCAGAAACGAATCCGTCGAAACGAACGTTCCCGCCGCGTCGATAACGCTGAAATCCGTAGGAGACCCAGGCGCAGAGAACACAACGAGTGACTTCGGAGGCGGAGTCGATGGTGCTGAGCCGTTTGCTATCCAAACGCGCGACTGAAACGTCTCAATCGCCGTTCCTTGGATGCCAAACGGCATGATCGCCACCGTCGCTTGGGCAACGGGGTTGTTGACATCGGTGATGTAAACCGTGGGAGGGTCTTGGTAGAGTTGTCCAGGCGTAACGGTCGTAACCGACGAGATTGCCCCACCAGTGGAAGCCGCTACCGCGGTTGCCGTCGCTCCAATACCCCCGCCGCCAAGAAGCTGGACCTTAACCGCACCAGTATATCCCGATCCACCCGTTACGACCGCGATCGCTCCCACACCGTTGGTGCTGTTCAACACAGCCGTAGCCACGGCGGTCGCCGCCGTTCCGATTCCGCCGCCAGTGAACGCAAGCGCCACGATGTCGGACGAGTCGAACCCCGTCCCCGCACCCGTGACGGTGATCGACGAAACCTGCCCTCCCGATGTAACGGTGGAAGTGAACGTCGGTCCCGATCCCTGTCCGCCAAATGCCGTTATCGTCGGAGATGACGTGTAGCCGTTACCTCCGTTCGTTATCGTGACGAACGGACCAATGGTGCCTGATTGGTAGAAAACCGTGCCATCCCATATGAAATATCCGTTAGTCTGTGGGGCGCATATGAGAATGAATTGAGACCCCCACTGAGACATGCCAATCTGATTGGTGGGATTGGCAATCGTACCTGCCCCCGCCATGGAGGTGGTAACTTTGGTAGATGTATTGATCTGTGTAATGCTGCCATTGTTGTTGAATGAAACGCAAATCGGCTTGTCGGCAATGTTGCCGAAGTAAAACGCCGACACGGACGCACCAGAGTTGGCGGTGAAGATGGGAGCCCCAACGTCGTATAATGTACGGATGTTGTCGGGGCCGAGCGGCATCCAATTGAAACACCAAGAGGTCTCCGTGTCGGTGATCGCCGGACGGCTGGCCTTAGTGTTGAGTCCGGTGAACCCATGAAAGACGAGCGGGTTCATGTTCTCGGGTAGACCGAGAACTTTCGGTGGCGCCGCCACGTTCTGAAGGTCGCCCATCACGCTCGACCATAGAAATTCGTTGTCCCACGGGGATTACTTACCTGTCTTGCACGCTTCATGAACTTCTCAAACTCTTGCCACATACGATCAGCGTCCGTGAACCGCTGCTTTCCGCTGAAGGCGTAGTACGCCGCCAAAAACGGGACACAATCAGTCCAAGGATATGGCAGGGCTTCAGTGTCGGTATCCACCGCCAACGCATTAGGAAGGCACATGCAGTCCCACTCCATCTGGTACTGCTGATTCGGCAGCGGATACAGGTAGACCGATCCGCTCGCTCCCTGTCCGAATTGCGTGAACACGACGGGGACATCCAGGTATCCCGCCGTGTAGTTACGCACATACGCTTGGTAGCGAGAGAACGACAGACGTATCGTCGTGTAACGGAACGTCGCGAAGATGAGCGAGATCGAATTGACGCTCATGATCGACGAGATGCCCGATCCGCTGGTCGCCACCATGGGATTGACGGCGGAGAACGGATACACTTCCTGCTGAAGCGTCGTGACGTTTATGCCGCTGACGTTCGCAATCGCCTTGGCGCCCGTGCCGGCGCCCGACGTGATCGTTACGGTCGGTTGGAAGTATCCGGCGCCGGCGTTTTGGATCGTGATCGACGTGACCGTCGTTCCCGTGAGGTTCGCCGAGGCCGTTGCCTGTAGCCCACCAGGATTATTTGCAAGCCCCGAGAGACTGTCGGGAGGAGTAATCGTTACCGTAGGCGCGGAGGTATAGCCCGTACCCGAAACCGTGACGGTAATTGAATTTATGGAGCCATTGATGGGCGGAAGTACCCGGACGCACTGACCCTCCGCGGCAATCTGTGACCTCGCCGTGTTGATGTATGTCGTGAGCGTAGCAGTGGGGTATAATGCGCCCCCACTGCCCGTCCCCAACAGATTTTGGAGCGCAACTAGGTAAGCGTTGAGCGCGATTGCCGCCTCCCATTGGGATTAGAGCGGCTGGACGTAGACCGTATCCGTGATGCCGCCCATCGTGAGCGCCAACGTCGGGTTCACCACGACGCCCATGCCCGTGCCCGAGCTTTGCAGAGGACCGGGGAGAACAAACGCCGTGGGCGCCGCCGTGAAGAAGCCAGGATCGATGATGGCACTTCCAACCGTGCCCGTGACGTTATTGCCAAGGATGGCGACGCCCGAACCCGAACCAATCGTGCCGGCAATCTGCGCCTGACGCGGGATCAATAGACCGGACTGAACGATGTTATTCGCTAGCAACGTTACGCCCGTGCCCGAGGTCTGCGAGAAGAGCGAGCCGCCAAACGTCGAGATGCCAATAGCGCCACTAAAGCCCGATCCAGGAGTCGTAACCGTGATGTTCTGGATGCTCTGCGCGAGGATCGCCGTGGCCAAGGCGCCCGAGCCGGCAAAGCCCGTGGCCGCCGCGATGGTGAGCGCGGGAGCGACGTTCTGAGGCTGCGTTCCTTCGTTCGTCATCAAGATCGCCGTGACGTTACCAGCGAAGGACAGGGACGCGGTGAGAACGGCGTTCTTCGTCGCAACCGTGCTCGTCAAGCTGTTGAAGTTCGTGTCGCTCGCCTGCGGGATGACATACACTGCGGGAACCGCCGTATAGCCGGCGCCAGGGTTGACGATCGTAATCGTCGTAATCGTTCCACCCGAGATCGTGCAAGTCGCCGTGGCGGGGACGCCAGGAGCGGGAGGAACGGCGATATTCAGGATCGGCGGGACGGTGTAGCCCGAACCCGACCCCGCGGCGGCGGGAACGATCGTCGAAAGAGCGCCGCCAGTGAGCGCAATCCACGTCGAGCCCTGACCGCCCGCCACCGTAACGGTCGGCGCGGCGGTGTAACCCGTGCCCGAGTTCGTAACGACGGCGCCAATCGGGAAACCAGTGGGATTGATGACACGGTAGTTCTGGCCGTCGCTCTCAACCGTAACCGCCTCGTTCACCATCTGCGTGGTATACGGGAACCATGTCGTCGTAACCGGGTCGAAGACCTGAATCTGCGAAACGATGCCGGGCGAAACGAGGAACCGGCCGGCAGGGAGCGTGAAGTCCTCACCGGCCGAGAGCGAAACGCGGTTCGTGCCAATCAGGTCGGGGAGGAACCCACCCGCGATGATCGGAAAGAGCGCCTGCGGAACCGGGAGGTTGACGCCAACTGCGCCGATGATGGTGGCCATTAGAAAGCTCCCGTCGTGATACCGTTGATTACGGCGTTAGCCAACGGCTTGCTCGTCACAAGCTGCATGCCGAGAATCATCACGCCCACCTGGGCGATCTGCATCAGTGGAATTGCGCTATAGAAGCCGCTGAAAGCGAACGGAGCATCTTCAGAAATGTACCAACTTGTGTACTTCGAGTTAACCGCGAAGACGCTGCCCTTTGGGCAGAAGTGATCCATGAAGATCGGAATGCCAGCGATGATGATGTTCGGGAACGCCGAACGGATCGGCGTGTCCATGCTGTACTCCTTGCCAGGATCGACGAACACCGTCTCAATCGGCGTGTTACCGCTGTTCGTGGCGATGAAGTTGCTGTTCAACGTCGCGAAATCGCTCGGCGACATGACGACGTAATCAGGCGCTTCACCACCGGCAAGGTCCGTAATCTGGATCAAGAACTGCGCTGCCGATTGGCGCGTTGAGAACGCTGTGGCGTTCGTGTAAACCTGCCCCTGCCAGAAGGAGTTCGACGCCACGTTGCGGTTGATACCGCCGTACGTCGCGACGGTCGTTCCGTTGTCAAACCCGTCAATGAACGACGACGGCATGAGAGGGTTGTTCGTGTTGTTCGTGAACGTCGCCGATCCCAATTGCTGCATGGTCACGGCGTACACATCGTTCATGCGAACGTCGAGGATCGGAACGACGGCTTCCGTGGACTGAAGCAACGCCTCACCAAGCACCAACGGAACTGGAACGGTGAAGTACGCGGTGTTGAACGCCGCGTTCTGAACGCCGGGGATGACCTGCGGCTTGTTGAACGAGCCCGAGTAACCCGTCCATGCGCCCTGAACCATGGACGCGCCCTGAACGGGGAACGTGATCTGGTTGAGACCGCCAGCAGAGCGTTGGGCGTTGCCCATCAAGAGCATCAGCGTTGGCGTACTGAAATAGAGTTGGCATGTGACCTTGGGAACGAATGCGCGACGAGTCAGCGCGTTAAGCTCCGCGAAGGACGCCGTAGATGCTCCAGGTACAACACCAGTTCCGCCGAGTACAGCCATTTACTTTCTCCTCGATCCCTTACGGCGCCCGTACATCACACCCTCGCGCGGCGGTTCGGACGAATCTCGGCGTAGAATTTGTTGATCTCGCTGTTCGTAACGTCGTTGATCGCCTTCTGAGCGCCAGCGGCAGGGCGCGGCCTCAGTGCGGCAATCCAAGGATTGCCTTCGGGTGGGCTGAAGAGGGCGGAGCCACGCCCATAGTCGCCAGGGACGAACGGCGCTGCGTTGTCGCTCTTGTTCTCACGCTCGAAGAACGCCTCGGCCGCTTCGTAGTCAGCGAGACCCCGCTCTTGCATCACCTTCTCGACGCCCTTGATTCCGTCGTCGTTGTAGCCGAGCTTCCGAAGGAGGGCGCGACCGCTTTCGATCCGTCCATCCACCTCGGCGTTGCGTTTGCGCTCGTCGCTCGCCTTCGCATCGTCGGCGAGTTGCTTCTTCAGGTCATCAAGCTCTTTCTGCGTGCTGTTGAGCTTATCGAGGAAGGGCTTGGCAGCGTCGATCTCGGGGATGACGAGATCGGGATTGGCTTCCTTCATAAGCTCAAGTACGCGGCCCCGTGTCTTGGGGTTGCTGCCGAGCTTGTCGAGAAGCGCCTTGGAGGGAGCGAACGAATCCCGCTCCGCTTTCAGCCTCCGATATTCGCCATCTTCAACTTCGATAAGCGCCATTACTTCCTCACATGATCGATGTCGTACGCAGGGTCACGGGGGCGCGGACCGCGCCCGCTCCATGGTCCCTTCGCAAGATACTTCTGGTGAATGTCGCGATCGTCGCACTCATGCGAGGCCATCTTGTGTTGGAAGATGGCGTTCGTATTGGAACGATCTTGCGGTGCGTTCGCCATTACTTACCGATATGGACAATCGCATAGCTGTTTTTGCGATGCGCGCCGCTAATGTGCGACTTGCGAGCGCCGATGTCTTCCTTGTGGAAGTCGATACGCTCAACTTTCGGATCGCTCTCGGGGATGGACTTGCGTCCCTCTTGGAAGATGTCTGCCTTCGCCATGCGTGTACTCCGTTATGCCGCTGCGGGCGGCGCGGGTTGTGGGGCGCCACCGCCACCGGGAGAGCCACCACCGCCCATCGCGCGTAGGCGGGCGATCTCGGGTTGCTCCTGCTTCTGTTGCATCATCATTTGCTGCAACGACGATTGCTCGACTCCAGGGGACGTGGAGCCGGGCGGAACGTGCTTGGTCAGAGCGGTGATCGCCTTCATGATGTCTTTGCCCGGCTCCGTACCCGAGCCGATCAGGGGCAGCGATTTCTCAAGAAGGCGTACCGCCCACTGCACCTGGGCGAGCGCCGCCGCCTGTAAGCCCTTGTTCATCGTCGGCATGGTCATGCCACCGGCCCCGCCTGCCGGGGGAGTGCCGGGGGGGCTTTGAGAACCTACAGGGGGAGTCGGCGACGCCGCGCCAGGGGCAGGGCTTTGCATTAACTACTTCCGGCGACGCTTGTGGCGACGTGCCATGATGCTCTCTCCTCGAAACGGCTCCCCGAGAGAACATCACCAGGGAGCCTCTGTTGGCGGAACGTCACCAACGCCGCAGTAATTCACACACTACGGGTAGTGATTCCTCTTGCACAATCAGTTCAAATGCGCCATCGTTAGCCAAACGACGCCAACGCCAAGTGGAATGTCCCTGTTAAATGAATTGTGGACGACGAAAGAATGCGCCGAAGCAATAGGTCACGGCGCGAGAACTTTAGTACGTTGGAGGAATCAACGAAGGGGACCGCCATTCATCCGAATTGAGGGCCGCGTTTACTACAATCGTTCAGACATTTACCAATGGATGTCTCATCTAGGCGCTAAGAGGTAAGATGATCTCCATAGAACAACTTCAATCGTGGTTCCCCGACGCCATCAAGTCTCTCTATTGGCACGGTATCGCTGAACTTCCGTGGCGCATGGAAGAACAACACGTCGCCGCGTTCGTCGATCACTTGAAGGCACGTCCCGTTTACCCAGGGCACGTCATCGTCCATGGCGATCGTAAGCCACGTTCGTTTGAAGAGGGGCGCTCGCTTGAGACGTGCTGCTACGAGATGGAGTCGGTCGTCACGGCGCCCTATTTCTTTGAATGGGCGCTGGCGCTTACGGACATCGCGGGGTTCTACCTCGGGGAGTTCCCTCGGATGTACTCCTGCAACGCCTTCTGGACGCGACCGGGATCGTCAGAGGACAACCCACACATTCAGGTGTGGCACCGTGACAGGGACGACCGTAAGTTCGTGGCGCTGTTCATGTACGGAACGGACGTTCTCGAAGACGAAGATGGCCCACACCACTTCGCCACGCAATCACACAGATTCAACGACGGACAGAATAGGGCGCCCACGGCGAAAGAGCCCGTGGCGAGGGTGTTTGGGCCGGCTGGAACGATGTTCTTGGCCGCCGCCAGCGGGCTCCACCATGGGCCGAAACCCCAGTCGCATGAGCGCCTATTGGCATGGGCGCGGTGGTGCGTGTCAAAAGAGCCACACTCATACAAGTTCGATCAGCTACGCCCAGTGCCGGCGAGCAAGCTCGCGATCCCGCGTCCGCTCGACCGTCACGTTGAGAGCACGGCGATGGTCGTGGATTGGAACGCATGAGCGAGCCAGTCAAAGAAATGGCTATCAGGCTCCTTGAGGATAACCGCAAGGGCAAACCATGCACCACCAGCGACGGCAGGCCAACAAGGCGAGAAAGCTTCGATGAACTTCCATATGTCCTGCGTTGGGGATGGCTACAAGCGGCCAAGAAAGTCCTAAAGACCCAATGAACTACGAAGAACACCTCTTCGACACGCCGCTATGCGTCGTTGCGTTCGCCTCCGATGGAGGGCGTTCGATCATACCGGACGTTCCCGATTACGAGTTCGGCAACTACCTCGCAACGCTCGGATGTTCGTACGTTCTCATGCGCGATACGCCCGATCGTTGGTACACACAGGGCATTGAAGGCATAGGAGATAGTTGGGCAGTAGCTAAATACATCTACGACCTGCGCCAAACTTACGACAAGGTAATGACGACGGGCGTTTCGTTCGGGGCGTACGGAGCGTTGATGTACGGTGCGATGGCGCCCGCCGACGAAATCGTGGCGATCTCTCCATTAACGGCGATTGGGGCGGCAGCGGAGGCGGAGCTAGAACCTAAGTGGCATCATCGCATAAAGTCGGACAAAAGTCTCGACCTGAAGCCACTGTTCTCCATGGATGGGCACGTTACGAACGTCAAGATTTTCGTAAGCGATGGTGAGGGAGCGGAGTTGGACCTATGGATGGCGGAGCGGTTGGGGATCAATCCCGTCACCATGATACGCGGTCATAGCCACGGTGGCTTGGCAAGGTGGATGAGGGATAACGGGTTCTTTGAGGAACTCTTTCGTTGAGGATCTTGTGGGTGGCGCCGAAAAACATCCACACCGAATCGGTCATCAGCGGCCTCATGTCGCTCGGCACGCACGAAGTCATCGTCCATTGGATGGGGCACAACGGCCCCGTTGACCGCGGCGCTCTCGACGCCGCCGATCATCACCGTCCCGACATCATCATCTATACGGGCGAGAACGGCGGTTGCCTCATGGTTACGACCGCAACACTCCGACGCCTGCGTACGTACGCCCCGACCGTCTTCATGTGCCACGATGCGTCCGACAGGACGTGGACGACGTTCCTTGACGACTTCATACGAAACGACGTGTTCTCAACGATGGTGTCGATCGACGGCAATCCGTCATGGAACCATCGTCCACAAGACATCACCGCGCTTACGCCCCATGACCCGAGGTTCTACGAATGAACAAGCCCAATATTTTAGTCCTGACAACTAGTACCTCAAATACAGCGGCCTTCATCGGCTCTCTCCAATGCCTCGATCTTTATAACGTCAGCCCCCTTCCATACGATAGGAAATGGCACGAACAAGCGGGCATGGCGATCCAACAGAACCCCGACTTTCTCAAGGCGCTACAGAACCGCCAAGCGCACATTCCCCGCGAGCGTTGCGCCATGGACGATCAAATGCTCATGGAAGCGAAGATCGGCAAGCCTGACGCCATCGTTTACATTTCCGCTTGGCAGGAAGATTACGTACCGCTCAATGAGACGCTTGGAGAACTCAACTCCATCGCCCCGCTCATCCACTTCCTCTGCGACGGAGCGGACTTCCCCTGGTGGCCTCAACTCAAGGAGTTTGAGCGACGCGGAACGTTCTCTCTCACCGTGAATATCGACGGCTCCCACTATTGGCCTGGGGGCAAAGACTGGCCTGATGTAGGAGTCACGGCCAGAGAGCCGGATGGCTCAGAAACTTTGCTCCCCAAAATCTCCAACGCCATGACGTTACTAACGCCCGTTGACGTAAGCAAGTTCCCCCATACCGGGGTTGCGTACACCGAACGTCCATACGCCATCGGTTACGGAGGAAACAACGGCGGTCATATGCGGTCGGTCATCGTTCAGCGTATGCAGCGTGTGCCAGGGTTTGCCTTCAAGCAGCGCGACGTAAACCCGGAGACCTACCAAGGATATGCGGACTTCCTCTCCCATTGTCGAGTGAGCGTGAACGTCCCATTCACGGGAACCGGATTGCATCGTCACGTTAAGGGGCGAGTGTTGGAAACGGGCTTCGCGGGAGCGTGTCTGTTGGAGTGGGAGAACGAAGCGACGCGAGCGTGGTTTTCTCCTCGCAACGAATTTTTCGAATATAACACGATTGACGGCTGCGCGGATATCGCCGAATGGCTTTCCAACCATCCACGGATCGCCGAGGAAACGGCGCGAGCGTTGAACGAACGTGTCGTGCGCGATCATCATCCGTGCGTGTTTTGGTCGAAAGTCCTAGGAGCGGTGATGAAATGAGCGAATGGCAACCGATCGACACGGCACCAACGGATGGTCGTAGATTTTTGGTCTTTGCCACGGGGGAATGTTCAATTGGTCCAGCGAAGAATAAATTCTCTGGCGTGTTCGTAGCTTGGTATTCCCAGCCGTCGATCATCGGCTCAACTCGTGACGAAAGATTGGCCGCCATAGAAAAGACATTGCCGCCATACTTAAGCATAGATTGCGGCTCGTTTTCCAAAGCGGAAGCCAAACATTGGATGCCATTTCCAGACCCTCCGAGATGAGCGTCCTATGGTGGGCTTTCTCACTTTGTACCGCTACCCCGTGGCATAGGTCGCTGCCTAATGCCAAATTTTTCTACTACTACGATAAGGTATCTCACCCGCCAGGACTCCTTCCGATTCCACCCGATCGCGCCATGCTTGACATCGCTGCAAAAGAACGTCCCGATCTTATGCTCTTCGATGGGATCGCCGATGGCGCTAGAATGCCCCAGCCATCAACGCTACGGGCGTTACGTTCTATCGCCCCGCTCGTTCTCTTGTCTGGAGACCTTAGCGATCCGCCGTGGTGGCCATATCTTGAGACGTTCAAAGACGAGCGTTGCTTTGACGTAATGGTGAATTTTGATGGGAATCCATCGTGGCCTAAGCCGGAACGCTCACTCGACCTACTCACACCCATCGCGCACGAGTTCTACCCCATGCCGCTGAAGCCGCTTGCTCAACGTATCATCCAATTCGGATTCGCGGGCGGGTGTGCTTCGCCATCCCGATGGGAGATCATCGGGTATCTCGTCGATCACGCCGGCCTGAAGATAATGCCACGAGATGAAACCTACGGTTCGTACGGGCGTTTCGCTCGCTACATGATGGAATGCCAGTTGACGGTGAATGTCCCAATTTCAGGTTCCGATAATTCTCGTCAGTGCAAGGGGCGTGTGTTGGAGGCAGGATTAGCGGGAACGTGCCTATTGGAACACGAAAGCTCCGCCGCGCAGTTTTGGTTTGAAGCGGGGCGTGATTACGTCGTGTACCGTACGCGGGAGGAAGCGGCGGAGTTGTCGCGTGAGTTATTGGCGGACGTGCCTAGGATGGAAGCCATCGCACAGCGCCTGCAACGGAAGGTGCGGGAGAACCATTCGCCAGCCATCTTTTGGCAGCGTATTTTCGAGGCGGTCGGCAAATGAGAAAGAACGAAGCTAAAGAGAGGGCCTACCTCCTTGGTCTAAAGCAATACGTAACACCCGACAAGCCATGCTGTCGCGGTCACACCTCTCCGCGAAGAGTAGATACCGGAGCTTGCATTGAATGTCTGCGCCATCACATGGCTAAATATTACCAAAAAAACCGCGAGGCAAGGCTTAAATATCAGCGCGACAATCTCCATAGGACACAGGAACTCATCAGGAAGCGCCGAGAAATTAACCCCGACAAATACAAGCAACAAGCACTTGCATATTCTCGGAAAAGAATGACACGTCCAGAAGTCAAGGTCAGCAACAGAGTCAGAGTGCAGATGCACAAATTACTGAGGGGAGGAAAGGGTGGTCGGCGATGGGAGGAATTGGTAGGATATAGTAAAGAGATGCTCAAGGTTCATTTAGAGAAACAATTCACTAAAGGCATGTGTTGGGAAAACATGGGAGAGTGGCACATAGATCACATAGTACCGCTTTCTTCCTTCAACTTTTCAACACCTGAAGACCCTGACTTCAGGCGCGCTTGGGCTTTGACTAATCTTCGCCCACTATGGGCTTCGGAGAACATAGCAAAGCACGCGAGAAGGACGCTCCTTCTATGAAAGTGCTTTGGCTTTCACCTTCGGATATGTTGACGTACTGGATCATTGGCTCGATTGATTGCCTGAATGATCATGATGTGCATATATGCCGATATGACCGCATCGGACTCCCCGTCGATCGGGGCATGCTTGACTTCGCTGACCGGGTTAAGCCGGATGTGATTTTGTACGTCAGTCAGGCCGATGGACCGTTCGTAGCCGAACCATCAACATTCCGGCGTCTGCGAGACACCGCACCAACAGTGCATCTCTGCTTTGATGCCGGGGATATCGGATTTGAACGGCTGCTCAATACGTACAAAGAGAAACAATGCTTTGATGTAACGGTGGCGTGCGACGGGTGCAACATGGGGCCTGTGGATCTTGTGCTATTTCATCCGGTTGACCCGCGACCGTACGCCGAACCTCTACAGCGAGACATCGCGCTAGGAACTTGTGGTGGGTTCCCGTATGGCTTACGAAAAGATGTGTCTGAGCATTTGGTACGAAAGAGCGGTTTGATTATTAAACCTCGCGAGGAGTGGTACAATTCATATCCTCGATTTGCGGACTTTTTGAAGCGGTGTCGTATCGTCCTCGATTGCGCTCTCAGCGCTGGAGGGCACGACGGTAAGGGGCCGTACACCCGTACGCTGAAGACCCGCGCCATAGAGACCGGACTGGCGGGGGCCTGTCTCCTTGAGCTTCGTGGATGCGCGCTTAGTAAATACGCCGTGGAAGATCGCGATTACGTGACATACGAGACGAAAGAGGAGGCCGAGGACAAAGTATCCGATCTCATGCGTGATTGGGATCGTGCGGCGGCGATTGCCGCTCGCTTTCATACGCTCGTTACCACGCGATTGTCCCCACGAGTCTTCTGGCATGAAATATGGACCTACTTACGGGCACATTCACTATTGTCCGAGTACCAATCGTAAGTCTCTTTCAACCCCCTGGCAAGGCTGTACTCTGGCATGAAACCGAGCGCACGTAGTCTCGCCATGTCGTATTGGCGATGCTTCTGCCCTACGGGTTTCGACGTATCCCACTCAACGACATCATGCTTTGAATGGATGCCTAGAGTTTCCGCCGCTTGGCGGATCGTATAAGAGTCGCCCGTCGAGAGGTTAATCGCCCCCTCGCCGCTCTCCATCATCATTACGAGACCGCGTACAGCGTCCTTCACGTAGAGGAAGTCCCTCGTAGCCGAGCCATCACCCCATATGCTCACGGGCGTTCCATCACGTTTCGCTTCGTAGAACTTCCGTACGAGTGACGGAATGACGTGTCCATGCTCAATGTCGAAACGATCGTGGGCACCGTATAGGTTCGTGCTGATGGCGCAGGCGTAGCTGATGCCGTAGTCGTTCTTATAGCATTCAAGCTGAGCAAGCATGTGGCGCTTGGCATTTCCGTATCCGTACTCCGATGAATGCGGCTGGCCTTCCCATAGATCGGACTCGCTATAGTGCTCGCTCTTCTTGTCGGGATACATCGCCACAGTACCCATGGCGACGATCTTACGAACGGACACTTCTCGACAGGCGTCAATGACGTTCATATTTATGGTTGTGTTTCGGACGAACGAGTACGACTGAGCCTTCATGTTACCGGCGATGCCACGAACGTACGCCGCCATGTGGAAGACGTACGTCGGCTTGATTTGAGCGAACGCCGCTTTCGTGTAGTACGGTGACATGAGATCGACGTTCGATATGCAAACGTCTGTGTATCCCGCCTCCGTGAGATGGTTGAGGAGATGCTTCCCCACCATCCCTCTTCCACCCGTTATGAGGATGCGATCCGTTTTCTCCATATCTTCACTCCCACTCTATGCGCAACCTATGCGCAACCATCCCCTCTATGCGCAATCACTGCCTCCCAAACTTCCCGTAGACGTACGTTCCAACGAACGAATCGGGCGATGATGCCGCCGTCAGCGACTCCGCTACGTCACCGCCGACTCCAACGAACGTATCCGATCCGCCCCCAACGTACGATAGCGTCATGACCTGTGAACGGGCATTGTAACTCACGAACCGTAGCGTTGACGATCGTAAAACTGAACGCACCCAATCGTACGTAAGGGGTGGTTGAAAGATGTCCGGTACAGTGAATGGTGGTGGTGGAGCGGTGACGGGAGGCGGTGGCGGTGGAACGAACGGGGCGGGGAGAGCGCCGGAACCGGGCCAATATTGGACTTGAAAGTAGCTTTTCGACCAAAAATTGCCCCAATACGGCTTCGAATGCGCTGGAGTCGGAACGAGTCCGGTCTTCGGCCAGAATTTTCGCTGCCAGAATGAGTTTGGCCAAAAACTCGCCGCAAACATCGGTTAACTCAGCACTACTGCGGTGCGGTTCCCCGAACTATCGCAGCTAGCCGTTAGCCGCGTCGTCCCCGCCGCGCTGATCGCCGATATAGTGAACGTACTCGTCAACGCTCCCACCGTTACGCCCGCGCTCGCCGCCGCCGTATAGCGCAACGCCTGACGTGGCGTAACGTTCGTCTCAATGCCGCTCACATTGTCCCAAACGGCGTTTGCAATGGCCGTCTCTTCGCCCGACGTGAGGCTATACCCCGTCTTATCGTTGTTTGTTCCGACCGTCACTGTTCCCGTGACCGTAACTGATGGCGTACCGCTTACCTGTGTCTGAATGAGTCCGCCAATTAGTGTGGCGGGAGTAGAACCGCCGATCGTCACGACGTTGACGCCAAGTTGATTGAACGATGTGAACGTAAGCGTGATCGGAACAATGATGGTGTTCGCTGAACTGCTGTTGCCGCCAATCCAGACCGTATTGAATTGCGTCTCTGCGGATGTGAGGGCGAGGACGTAAGCGCCCCTGAGACCGGCGCCGCTCGGCTCCACAATGCTATTCGTCGGCGCCGCTACCGTTCCATCCTTGATGAGCCTCAACGTAATGTTGGCGGTGTCTCCGACGACGTACGCACCCGTTGTCGTGTTGTACGACATGACGACCGCTTGCGTAGAGACGCCTTGGCTCGACATATCACCCGACTCCTAACTGGAAGGGCGGATATGGTTTTGTGGTACTCCCCGTGGTCTTCAAGGCAACGATTGCCGTCGCCGTAAAGTCCGCGAGGCTTAGCGTCCATGTGGCAGAGTAAGTGGTTGCAGTGGTTACGGCTCGGTCAGAAAGATCGAGGACATTGTTATTTCCGCCGCTGGTAATTACTGAAAGCCGATTTGTGAACGCCGCGTCGTCAGTAACGGTCAGGTTTGCGCCGCTGTTACCCGTCTGAATGACGCCAAGCAATATGTCATTTGCAATTGTCGTAGTGGCGGCTTGGGTGGCCATCAACGCCGCCGCGCCTTGGTCAGTGGATGGAGAGACATCTACGGCAGAGGCGCTGACAATTAAACTATATTCAGCGATCATCCACCTGACTGTTGACGATGCAGAAAAAGTCACGGTTACAGTCGGCGTTCCCGAAAGTGTGTTCGGTCGCACAGCGACATATAGCCTATCACCACCTAGAGAATCGTTTTGATTGACTACCGGCGCCGCCCAATTACCAGCATTCGTGTCGTCGGCAATCGACGTAAAATTATCCGTGGAACTTCCGTATCTAACTATGGTAACTAGACAATTACCAGCGGCTACAGGATTGGTGAATTTAAGTGTGGTACTAGACACGCTTCCCGCATCGGCGGTCTTTCCCTGAACGAAACTCATTTCTTCTTTCCACCGCCCATGAGCGCCTTGGCGATCTCGGGATGCTGGATGATCTCCTCCTTCATCTTCTCCTGTTGCTCCGCCTTCTTCTTCTGCATATCGGCGTAGCGGACCTTCAAGATGTCTCTCATGGGAACGGAGAGGAGATCCAACAGCGACTCACCGTCGATTACGCCCAGCTTGGCGAGGAACTCCGCAATCTGCTTGTGGTCCTCTTCGTAGATCGGGGACGACGAATGGCTGTCAACAAGGACGCGGTAATCCTCTGGTATCTGAGCCAGAAGGAACCCCTTGCCGTCCTTCGTCCAGTATTCCGTGTCGTCCTTCGCTCGTAACGCCTCAACGACCTTGTGCGCTAGATCGGCGCACTGACGCTCAACGAGCAACGCTCGGTCCCTGAGTCGCGGACTCGCCGTCTTCAGAAGCGTCTCGGCGTGGTTTCCCGCCCTGACCCCAGGCTCTCCTTGGCCTGAGAGGATGTTCTGAAACCCTGAGACCTCATCGATCATCTTCAGGATTTCGTGGATATCTTGGAACGCTTCTTTCGGAAGCTCCGGGGTTAAGTCCTCAACCTTGGCACCCGACTCCAAGTTGATATACCCCGCCGTTCTGAACTGATCGTACGCTTCGTCCGTGATTCCACTTCCACCAGAGAACGCAAGGAGACGGTCGTACTGAAGGGACATAAGGCGCTTGATGTCTTCGAGTCTGTCTCTGAGTAGATGCTGGAGTTTCAGCATGTCCGACAACTCAGAGCGTCCAAAGAAGTACCCGCTCATGCCGTTCGGACGCACGACTCCGTATGGAATCTCTTCGGGGACGAACATATTCTTGGCTTTAAAACGCGGAGCGATTACAATATCAGGTTCCGCTATCTGAATCGTCGTCCAATCCTCCGTTTCATCATCACGAACCCACAGTTCATGAACGCAGATGAGGTCTTGCGCCACTTCAGGCGCCATGATGGCGCCCATGGGGTTCGCTTGGACTTGAGCAAGTCCTCCGGGTTGTGTGGTGAATGGCGGATCGGTCTGAACGATGGGCGGAGAGCCGGCGAGAAGTACCTGATGGAAGAAATTCTCCGTCTCTTCACCCCCACTGCGCTTCTTGGCGTACGAAACCGCTTTCTTGAAGAGCTTCTCGGCGTCGGGAAGGTGGCTGATGCGCCTCCACATATCGTGTGGGGTGACTAGATTCGTCTCAACCATCGCCTCCTGTTCGTTGAGATCGGTCTTGCCCTCCCGATACACCCCGAATTGCCAGGGCATGACGAGCTTACAGGTGATGCCGTCGTGAGTGTTGATGACCTTCAGGATACAGCACCCGTAGGTGAGGGCGAGATCCACCCCCTCACCAAACGCCATGTCGATATCCCGACGCTCAAACTCTCTCGTTAACACTCTCGCCGCGACTTCCGCCTGATCCAGAATGTTCTTTTCGTAATTGTGCGTGAAATCCATGTGAAATCGGAGGTCGTTCGGCGAGAAGAGGTAGGACGCCAAGCGGTCAATATGGTGTCCGAGTCGGTTGAGGATCGCCATTGAACCATCAGGCGATCCCGAGAAGCGCCACGTACGGTACGTCCGTGCCAACGCCGCTCTCGCGGACGCCGACGAACGACACTTTTCGATAATGTCCATCGCCCATGGGGCGAGCGTCTTCATGTCGCGAGGGACGCGCATTATCAGCCCCACTTACCTCCCGCCCGTATAGGGGGCGGGGCGCCATTAGCCTGCTGTATGGCGCTTAAAACGTTGGCGCCGGTCGAATGCCTCTCGGGGCCACTCTTCGCGTAGGCGAGCGCCTCAGGCGTTGATATGCCCATCTGAGGCTGCCAATGGCTTACCTCGGATTGGCCCATGGCATGTGATAGTTGCTGAACTTGCTGTTGGTAGTCTTTGGACGGCTGTGGCGCCATGGCGGCAACGTCGCCCTCACGGAGGTTGTCCTTGAGGTTCGTGATTTTCATGGACGGGTCGCCCGTCATTTCGGCGCGTATCTCGCCTGAGCGCTCTAGCTGGCGATACGTCAGATCAACCGCCTTGCCCTTATGTGTGCCGATGGAAACGAGCGGCGGCATGATGAGCGGCTCGCCCATGTAAGCCCCACAGCCAGGGCAATAATCTGGAGCGGGCTCCTCGCGGTTCAGATGAAGAAAACTGAACTCATGAGCACATTCGCAGCATCGGTACGTGCGTGTTACTGGCAATAAATGCTATGCTCGCAGTCTCACCAATTCCATCGCCCTTGGCGTTTGGCTAAACGTGTCGCACGTATTCTATCGTTTCTCGATCGATTAAAGAAGTCCCCAATCACGCCCTCTTGCCATATCTTGTTCAGGTCGTATATAGTGAACTCCTTGCGCTTCGCTTCTATCTCTTTCGTTCGCCCTTGAGAAGTGAGCGCTCTCCTTTCTCCATCCTCCCATGCGCGCACAGCAAGCGCAAGCGCCATTACTCGGTCGTATTTGGACGATCCCTCCCCTTTAATCGAATCACCATCACGGACGACTTTCTGCATCTCTCTAAGGCACTCCGTAGACTTGATTATTACCTGACCTGTGTTGAAGAGTGCCTTCAGGCGCTCGAAGATTTGCACCTTGCGCTTCGTCGTCGTCTCCCAATGGAACGCCGATGGGTTCTTGTTAAGCGAGTCCTCTTTCGACCATACGTACTCACGGACGTTACGGAAGATCGACGTGAGGTTCTTCTCTTCCGCCGCCTCTCGGAGATACCCCATGCCGATGAGATTCTTCAGCGACTTGATCTCGTTCCACACGGCATGACCGGGGCCGTTCAATTCGAGGAGGAAGCGACAGTTGGCGTACGCTCCACATAGATGCGTGATCGCCCATGCGAACTGGCTTGTGTCAGGTTCCACAGAACAGAACTCCGCCACCTGTTCGACTCCATCAGCGTAGCAGCGAAGGACTTGAGCGACGCTATTGAACGAATCCTCAGATGAACCGTACGCTGGATCGCAACCAATGACGTAGACGCCCTGGGGATCTGGTTCATCCCAAATCTTGAGCCACGCATGTCGAGAGTGACGCGCTGGCTCAATGATGGTGGCGGTGAACTCCTGCGTCATAAAATAGTTGAAGCCGTTTACTTTGAGTGGAGACGCCTTCTTGCGTGCCTCCGTCAGCTTGTCGGCGGGGAAGAACTGCGAGCCAGAAAGAAGAAAGGCGTCGCTCTCCGTCCACGGCAACTCCTGAGTCAGGATGTCTTGCCCCGCGTGCTCTCGCCCATCAGCTTCTTTGTTCGGATCGTATTCGTGGCGATACCACGCCAACTGTTCTATACTGACGCTGTGCCCGTAGAGACGGTACACCTCGTCGATCTTCTTCTGCTCATCCTCCGTTACCTCCGCCGTTCCGTAGCGCTCGAATAACGGCGTTCCTTTCTCGATAGCGTAAATCTCCTTCGCCCACCACCCGATGAAGATCGCCTTCTTCGTCAGGTCGTCAGCCTTAGCCTCCTCCCACAGATCGTAGAAAATATTGAAGCCGCGCGCCGTGCTTTCCCAAATGAAAAGCCGATCGGGGTATTGCTGAGCGAGCGAGCGTTGGTAAGAGCGCAACCCCTCGATGTCAGCCCACGACGAACATTCCGTATTGGCAGAGCAGTTGATGCCGCGGGAGCGGCCGAGGCCGCCTGACCCTTTGGACTTCTTGATGCCAGCAACGAAGTACGAAATACGCGACCCGTTCTCCAGATCGAGTTGGTTGCGGTTGTGACCGGAGGTTGGAATGCGGTGGCTGTCAGGAAGACGCGCGAGGAGAAGTTCGATTTCCTTACGAGCGTCCTCTTTATTCGACTCCGTGTCGTAGACCAAAGCTACACGAAGGCCACGGTGCATGAACGCCCAAAAGACAATCAACACACGGCATACTGTAGAAATTCCTAATTGTCTTGCTTTAAGGATCGTGAAATCGTGGATGTCGTTCTCTAGACCTTCAAAGACGCCGCGGAGAAACCGCTTCTGAGCGTCGTAGAGAACGAGGCGCGACTCGCCCGTCTCCTTGGAATCGATCCACACATGCTTCAAGAAGTCGTTGAAAGCCTCCTTGAAGACCGCCGTTCGCTTAGCGTTCCATCCCGCCACTAATTGCTTAAGGCTCTCAGTCTGCGGCTCATCGCGTCAACGGAAAGTCGTGGCTGTGGCTGCCAATGGGCGACAACGTTACGTCAATAAGACGTACGATCAACTCACAGCACGCCAAGCAACGGGCGCGAGCGTCCTCCATCTTCGGCTCACGGTTCGCCGCGCTCCAATCCATACGTGGCGGCGGCTAGACGACATCCACACGTACGGGGCGAGAGCCCATGCACGATCACGTAACGAATGTCGGTAGTCCAAGTCCCAATCGACAACGAGCGTTGGGGCGATCTGTCGAATCGACGACACGGGGAATTGGATTACCTCTTCGTCGCTCATCGCATTCCCGTCCGTACGCCACCGTAGCCGCTCGCCTCGACCGACCCCGATATTTTGTCGGTCAAGTATTTGAAGAACGACTTCTGATCGCTCTGCGTACCGAGCGTTACGAACTCTATGGGCTCGCCTTCCGGCGATACAATCACGGCGAAGCCGCTTATCGTTTGATCGTTAAGCGCTTTCATCAGCGCTACGTTGCGCTCCAAGATGGCGATGATCTTCTCAGGCTTTATCATTGACCGCCCCCTCTTGGCGCACGAAACGCCCATGTTCATTCCGACGTAATGGTTGCTTCCGCGATCCGCCGCGGGGGCGCAACTTAACGCCCATCTGGTTGAGGTGCAGATGGGCGTTGGTGTATGTGACCCCCATTTTGGCGGCGATTTGTCGGCAGGACAGTTTCCCGACATCGTACAGATGTATAGCCAGCTTTTTATCGAATGGCTTGCGTTTTCTAACGTATGTGCGTGGCGGTTCTTTATAGCCGCATTTCGGGCATTCGTGGCGCCAACTCATCACTTCTCTTCCCTGAGATAGTCGTTGATCCACGCATGAATTGCTATATGCAAACGCCCCATAGCGTCGGGGAAGTTCATACAACCACTTCGTTTCGATGACCACGTTTCGTCAAGATTACGAGTCACAACCATGACAGCCGATATGCTGCCAGCCTCCGCCTTGAGCAAAGCTTCTTTCAGTTCCTTAACGATGTCCTGTTGGATTTCCTCAGAAATCGCAGGCTTGGCAACAACGCCTATGGGCGTAACGGCTCTCATTGGCGCTTCATGGGGAGAGGCGTCGGAACGCTATGCCCTAGCGCGTTACGTACGATGGGCGTTAGTTTGTCGGCCAAGACATTCGCCTGCTCTTGAGTGTCACACGGCGAGAGGAGAATCTGTACCGCCCACTTGCCAGCATGAACGTGCGTGTCGGGGAACTGACCTGTGTTCGTCTCAATGTCTACCTGGACGATAGACCACTTGAGGTAGTCCTGAAACCCCTTGCCGAACCCCTTCAGCACGCCAGCGCGCTCCGTGAGCACATTGCCAGTGGCGTTGTCGATCGTTGTTCTGGACTTCTCCAGATACGCGGTGACTTTTGGCTTCTTCTTCATGCCGCCTCCAACATGCTCTCCAAGAACGCTTCCGCGTCGTCGTCCGATTCTATATCATAGAACACGCCGCAGTTCAGCACCATACGCTCCCGCGTCGCTTCCGCCAGAGAACCGCGTCGATTTCTCTTCAAGAGGCTATCAAGATAAGCAAACGACATGAGATAGTGGCACGCATTCTGATACTTCGGGTTCCCTAACTTACGGGCGTAGAGTACACTAACGCCCATACGTTCACCATGGAACTTCACGAACTCACGGAGATCAGCGTTGCATAACGTGTCGTCATTTACAATAAGGACGTTATCGCTCTTCAGCTTGTCTCGCGCATGGAAGAGAGCGCCCAACGCTCCATCCTGTTTCGGCTCAACCGACACGACAATCTCAATCCCATCGGCAGGGCGATCCATCTGCCACGCAAGTATCTTCTCCGAGAGGTATCCAGCGCACATGACGATACGACGTACACCGTATATCTTCAGTCTGGAGATGAGCCACTCAATGTACGGACGCCCGTTGATCAACGTGAGAACGCGCGGCGTTTCGTTACGTGTGCGAGCGCCGCAGAGAACGGCTACGTCGATCGTCGAGAGCGTCATGCGGCATCCTCTTTCTCGTCCTCCAACGGAACGATCTTCAGACAATACCCTAACGCATTCAAGACGGCCTCGATGTTGTGTATTCGAGGGTTCATCTTATCCCAGTGGTGAATGGTTGACGCCTCAACCCCTGACCTCTTACCTAACTGGCGGAAAGTCACATTATCGGAGTTCATGCGTCGGAATATGAAACGGACGAACGGGTGACAGTGTTTGGGGATATCAAGCTGAAACCTTCTACCCATGAGCGGCGGGCGGCAGCCTAGTCCCAACTTCTTGCGCGCCTTGATGGAGCGAAGAGACTCCACCTTCACTCCGTATCGTTCGGCGATCTGTTTCCCAAACCACCTGGGACTGTTCCACATCTCCCTGAGATTCGCCAAATCCTCATTCGTCCACCATCGCCCACACGCCCTGACGACGGGCGCGTCTCCTAGAGCGGAGATTCGCTCCGTCCTCAACGCATGGCCTTTCTCGGGAACGAGCCGGCAGGCCACGTTCGTGTCGTACGCTCCGTCGTGTACGTTCCCGACATGGGACGCATGCCAGCGGCGTGATCCGTGGCGTGCGGATCGGCGTTCTGCATTAGGACTTTCAGAAGAGGGTTGGCGGCATATAGGTCCGCAATCGCATTGCGACGAACGTGCATCTCGCTGATGATCGCCTGACGCTCCCAAAAGAGCGCCCAAAACGCTCGGCGCTCCGCTTGCGTTCCGCCACCCTTGTATGCGTCCGATCCGCCATAATCAGCGGATTGCACGAACGTACACTCGCTTAGTTTCATTGGTGTCCAGCCCCGCTGCTGTCCGCTGGCGTGGCGCCAAACGAAGCTGGCGTGAACGAGCCGGGCGAACTACCAACGCCCACGATGAAATCACAGAAACGTTGCGCCGTTGCCATAACATCATCAAGTGAGCCGTTGTTGCGGTAGTGAAACTCCATCGCCTGAACGACCGCCCACCTACGGGTCTCAGCGTCGATCGTCACGAATGCGGTCCCTTCAAGTCATACCGACGCTGCGTTTTCGTGACCTTCGGCGTCAACGACGGCCCCTGCTTCGGAGGCTTGACCGAATGTTTTTTCATTTTCTTTGGCATTTACGTTCTCCTTTCGCTAATAAAGAAAAAGCCACACCATACCTAACCCCTCCTGACCCGACCGGGCCGGAACTTACCCCACCGTGCCTGACCGCTCCTAACCACGCCTCACCGCGTCACGCCGTACCGCTCCCTGACATGACCGACCTCACCGCACCTAAACTCCTTTCGTAAACGAGCGCCGTCGCGATTGAACGGCGCGCTGTCTCATTCCGGGTCCATCACCATAAACACATTTCGGGCGGGGCGGAAGCCCGATTCGGCGAGCCTTGCCGATCACCTGATTCTTCGTCAGGTGCATCGTCGTGCCGATCTTCGCTGCCGACAACCCACTGGCCCACAACTTCGCAAGCTTACGCTCCTCTTCCTCCGTCCATACGTGGTCTCCGTTGAAACGTTCGCTCATGTCGTGACGCCCTCCCGCTTCTCACGTAACGCCTTACGCTTGCGTCCGCCTCTCATGGACGACGCCTTCGCCGTTCTCCGCTCATCGCAATACACACACTGCCCCTTTGGGGCGTACGAACGTCCGTCGCGCTTCGCTACGGGCGTACAGAATGACGCCGCCTCCGTCCACCCCAAACGAAAGAGACGAAAGCAAAGAACGTTGTACGGAATGCCTAAACGTCGAGCCACGTCAATGAGCGGCTCGCGTTTGCCAAAGTATTCCGTGAAACGCTTAATGTTCATGTGAGTCGCTTAGGAAGGAGGCTGGCAGGAGCGCTTGTGGCGCTCGATTGCCGAGTCTCTCGCCCGCTCCAAGTCTACGCCCTCCATCCGCGAGTACGGATCAATGAGCGTTTTATATATAAACGCATCGCTCGCGTCCCGCTCTTGCTCGGCTTTCTCGGTGCTGATATTTTTGACGCGCACAATTCCAGAAACAGGATCTTCGAACGCATCAAAGCCAGCGTTCCGCACGGCGTCGAGCAATTCTTTATGGTTCCCTGTGGCCTGGGTGATGGCGGCGGCGCATTGAATGAACTTCGCGGAATCCCGCAGGTACGGTTCGGGATGCGTAGTACGAGTGGCCATCTCGCGTTGGTCCGCCGCTTTCTCGTTCAGCCAGCGCGCCAGCTCTGCCGGTGTCGGGGTGTCAGGCATGGTCGGTGCAGGCTTAGATTTGCCGGTTCCTTGACAATCCGGGCATTGCTCGCTCCAAAAGTCGCTACGCTCCCCATGGTACATACGCTCGCAGTGAACATTTCCAGTTCCGCTACACCGCTTACATTGCGCGAGGTCAGCCATGCTCTACTCCTCCGTCACTCCGATAGGGCGGAAGAAACGTCATAATGCGGCCAAACCCACGATGGTAAATGGCGTACATGGGACTCCCAAACAAAACGACCTTGTGTAACTCCGTCCCGCGACGATCCGCTAACGGTTGACCAACACGACACATCTCGTGTAATCGGGCGAGATCGCCGTCCGTCAGGCGTACCTGATAACGAGACAACGCACGTTTACAGGCGTGAGCGCACAATCGTGTCATTGGTTGATATGCCTATCTTTAACGGACCCTCTCGGCGGGAGCCGATGATGTAGACGTGCCGCCCAGAGCTTTCGTCCGCAGAACCATCCTCACCCACGCCGATAAGCTCAGACCCGTCAGGTCCGCCTCCGCCTGGAACGCCCGCCGCTCCAGGTCCGTCACCCGTATTTTCAATGTCTGTGGCCTCATCTGTCCCACGCACGACCTACACTCTCCGTGAAAATCGCTACTGTGTAGCCCATACGTGGCTACAACGCAAGCGGAATCGTACGAGCGGACGAACGATCGTCAGCGGGAGTAATGACTGCGGCGTAATGTCGCGACTCGTGCGCGGATTCTTTTGGGGCGGGTGATGGGGTGCCGCCCCACCCGCAGCGCGCACCGTCCCATCAGCCATTCCAACACACAACGAACGAGCGTTCGCTCTACGCCATGACGACATGCGCGTAAGGGCCATTATGGGAAATCGCTCGCTAAGCCATTGATATCATTCATGTGCGGCGTTGGGCGATCGTCATGGCGTGACGCTCGACACAATATGTTGTGTCGCGTCAACGATTCACAGGATGCCTCTAGGACGCTCTACGGACGTCCGTGGCGAGCAAAAACGCGGGCGCTACCAGGGAGCGGGCGAATGAACGGACGCTGTGGAGCACAAGCGCATGCCCGTGGTAGGTTCTCAACCATGCCATACGACATAGCGCCGTCCGTCCTTTCGGACAACTCTATCGCTCAGAGCCCTCCGTCC